ATGAGCAGTTCGTTCCAGACCGAACTTGACCGTGCAGCCCTTGAGCTGCTGTTGGACGAGGCTACGCAGAAACTTGAGCGCGTGCGGGGTTTTGCGGTGACGCTTGCCGAATCGGCAGACGCGGTGCTGTCTTTGACGGCATTGGCTTTGGTCAACATTTTGGACCGTGAAGAACCAGTTCCCTATGAATTGGGCGGAATGGTTTCCGAATGTCGGACACCCGGTGAGACAATAAGAATGTAAGTCGCATAACGCGGCATACAACTCACCGAACTACAGACTTAATAGCTGACTATACGAAGTACCCCCGTTGTCGGGGCACCTGTGTTGCGTGTCCAGGTGGTTGTGCGTTTCGCCAACAAGTGAGGTCAGCACTGAATATGTGTGCATTAATGCACGAAAACGACGGATGTACGGGAGCCGGTGAAATTCCGGTGTCACCACACCCAGCCCATTTTCAGGGCTGGAGGTAGATATGTCGTTTTTTCGTGCGGAGCGCGTGAGGCTGGATTCATAGCCTCCGGCCAGCCACGGTAGCCAAAAGAGAAGGTTTAGCCTGCTCTGCCGTGCCATGGGTCGCCAGGTTCGATTCCTGGACGCGCACGAGCCGACAAAGTTGAGCGCGCCGAGTGACGAGGTTTCTTGCGATTTTCTCGTCTGCGGATTTTTGGGTGAGGGGTCCGAATCAGGTGGCGCTCCTTTGTCGGCCAAAAACCAACTCCTTCCTCCCATTTCACACACCGAGAGGGGCCAAAACCATGGCTATCAATCTGGGTCGCCCGCGCGGGCCAAGACTGCGGGAACTGTCCTTGCAGCAAGAAAAACTACTCGACGCCTGGTTGACCATGGCCATCGTCTCGCGCCCGTCCGCGCAGGAGACCATGGCCATGCAGTACACGCGGGCGCTGGCCACCATCGCTCGGCGCAGGGGAATCAAATTCACCTTTGACGGACGCCCCGGTTCTCACGCACTCGATGTCGTGTTGGACCGAGGCGTGCCGGGGTGCACGGTCGGTGGTCGCCGCAAAGTGCTCGCCACCGCCCAGCCGAAATTGCCTGGCCGTCGTGTCGAGCCGTGGAATGTTCACGGGCGGGTGTAGCGCCGATGCGCATCAGCGATTTCACGTTCACCAGGCACGCCCTCGAACGCATCCTCGATATGCAGGTTGACGCCGAAACGGTGCGCGGCGCGCTGCTTGGGCCGGAGTACGTGCACCCGTCGCCTACCTATCCGCACACCGATTTGTACGACTACCAGGACATCACGTTGTCGGTGGATCGTGCGATGCGCGAAGTCATCACTGTGTTGTGGCGATGGCAAGAGGGCTGGGAGGCAGATCTTGCGCGCGGCGAATATCACCACCGGGCAGTAGACGCAGGAAAGAACCTGCGCCGCAAGACATCAAGTGTTTAGGGGAGGGGAAATCGGAATGTACTCGTTTATGTGCCCGCTCAATTGCGGTGCGTCCTACCGCGATGAATGGCAGTTGCACTTGCACTGCTTCGCCTCGGAGAAGGGCATCTTGCCCACGTGTGGACGCGGTATGTCGCGCCGCAGGGGGCGGCAGTGAAAGAACCATCCAAACTGATGCTCGCTGGTGACTGGCATGGCAGCGCCATGTGGGCGGTCAAGGCGGTACACCACGCCAAACGCAATGGGGCAGACACGATCCTCCAGCTCGGAGACTTCGGGTACTGGCGAGACGGCATAGAAGGTCTGGACACCCGCAAGTACATGCGGGTCCTGCACCGCGCTCTTGCCGAATGCGGCATCGACCTGTACTGGATCGACGGCAACCACGAGGACCATTCGTGCATCGAAAACACGCCGGGCACAGCAGCGTTGACACTTGCGGAGTTTCCGCGAATCACGCATCTGCCGCGTGGGTTTCGTTGGGACTGGTGGGGCATGACGTGGATGGCTCTCGGTGGCGCGTACTCGGTGGACAGGCCGTGGCGGCGCGAGGGTGTCTCGTGGTGGCCGGGGGAAACCTTGAGCGGCGAGCAGATCGCCTATGCGTGCCGACCCGGCAACGTGGATGTGATCGTGGCCCATGACGCCCCGTTCGGCGTGGACATCCCTGGCATCGGTCCGGCGCACAAGGGCGGTCAATTCCCGATAGATCAGTTGGTGGCAAGCGAAGAACATCGACGCAAGGTCGCCCGCGTCGTGGACGCCGTTAATCCGACGATGTTCTTCCACGGCCACTACCACGTGCGCTACCAGAGCTGGTACGGGCCGCACCGCATGTATGTGTCTGGGCTGGATTGCGACGGAACAACTCTCGATGCAAACACACTGTTTATGGAACGAAAGGTGAGATCCGATGACGGCATCAGTGGACCTGCCCGAACCTAGCGGGCCTGTCGCCCGCTACAGCGGCCAGATCAAGGTGGGGACCAGAAAACTGGGACCGTCAAGTCTGGACAAGGACGTCGAGCACTGCTTGCAGTATTTGTCCGACTGCATGGCGGCGCAACGGTTCTTGGCCGTCGAACTCGATCAGCTGATCGACCGCGCGCGTGCACACGCACACGCGGAAAGCCCTGTCTCTCACGGGGCCACGGTCGAGAACATGACTCCCGAAGCTCAAAAGTATTGGCGCGCACTGGTGAGGTTCATTCAAGATGAAAGCAAGTGAGAAATGGGTGGAACGCACAATGCTGACCGAGATAATCGGTCAGATTGACGCCCAGATCACCACGCTCGTCGAGCAACGGGCTGCGGTGTGCCAGGAGATAACAGAACTCGGGTTCGCGCCGCCGCTTAGGACGATCTGATGAGAGCCCTACTGCTGCTCGCTGTCCTGGGCCTTCTCGCGTTGGTCGTCTACTCGGTGTGGGTGACGCTGAGCCGCCAGGCGTGGAAGCGAAAAGTCAAAGGCTTGAACGATCCGGTGCTGTGGCTGCCGCGTTCTGAGCGTCAAGCACACGCCAGGAAACTGCTCGCACGCGAACAAGAGCAGTACGACATGAGGCGTCAAGAACAAATCAACGATTCACTCAATGACTATATGAAGGGTAACTACCACCGATGAATTCCAAGCTCGCTGTATTCGGCATGGCCGCTGCGGCTGCCATCACCATGTCGGCCTGCACCATGGCGCAGGTTCCTGCCGGCCAGACTGCCGTCATCGTGGATGACTACGTGATGATCCCGACCGACCCCAAGGTGCTGGAGTGCCGCCAGGCCGAAACCTCCAAGACCTACGGCGGCGCGGTCAACGTGTACCGCTACCCGGCCCGCCAGATCAGTTGGGACGCCACCGGAGTTCAGGGTTCCGAGCATGCACCGTACGTGGTGGTGTCCAGCGCTGAGGCTCCGGCAGAGTTGAAGGTGCCTGTCGTGGTGACGATGGACCTCACCACCGACTGCGAGAAGCTCTCTCAGTTCCACCGGGATTTCGGCACGAAGTATCAGGGCTGGCTCAAGGACGACGGCAGCCAGTCCGACGGCTGGGTGCAGTTGGTGAACTACGTTGTCGGGCAGCCACTTGAGCAGACTCTTACGCAGGTGGCGCAAAAGTACACGTGGCGTCAGATTTGGAACGACGAGAAGGTGCGCGTGGAGTTCCAGAACGCACTTAAGGCCAACCTGCCGAATGCGTCCAAGGCGCGCACCGATGGCCAGGAGTACTTCACCAATTTTCAGGTGACCGTGTTGAAGCCCGAGCCCGTGGATTCCAATCTCAAGTCTGCGATCAACAAGGAGCAGTCCAGTGTGGCCGAGGCCAACGCCAAGAAGGCTGCCGCCGACGCCGAGGTGAAGGCTGCGCAGTCGCAGACTGAGGTTGCGCGTCAGCAGGCATTGCAGAAGCAGGCCGAGATTGCTGGCTTCCCCGATATCGAGTCGTATCTGCGGGCGCAGTTGATCGGTCAGGGCGGTAACCCGTATCAGCCGACTTACGTTGTGCCGCAGCAGGTGGGGGCGCGTTGATCCGCGCGAAGATGCTGGTGGCCGGTGGCGTTATCGCTGCCGGTCTCACCGGCCTACTAGTCGGGTGTGATGTCAGCGGCCAGCGTACGAACACGACCGACCCGGATCTCACCGTTGCGCACATCGACGTGGATCACATTCCACGGACATGCGTTGTGTACCGGGACTACCAAAAGGGCGGGCTGTCCTGTGATTGGAGTAAGCAATGAGCAAGAACAAAACCCTGGCTATTCCCGGACTCAAACGCGCACTGCACCGCGCGATCACACTTCCGTTCTCGACAAAGATCACGGGCCGCAACTTGGGTGCGGTGTCGCAGATCGCGTCGAAACTCGCTGAGGGAACCGGTAATCCGGTGACCATGAAAGTCAAGTTCGGTGCAGACGGTTCACTTGAGTACGTGTACGTCAACGGTGCCAAGATGCAGCCCGGCACGTACCTGCTGCTGTCCGCGCAGAGCAACGCGCTGGTGAATCAGTCTGCCGGCACTTATGAGAAACACTTTCAGGAGCACGAACTGCTATGAGCACCTTCATTCAGGAACTACAGCGCGGCAATAACTTTGGGCGCACCGCCAACGGTGCTGTGACCAACACGTCGAGCCTTGATCCCGTCGTGGACTTCTTTAGCGCAGCGGGAGCGATGCGCGGCAAGGAGAAGCAGGCCGCGCAGCTGTTCGAGAAGGCGTTCCGGTTCGACCGGCAGACGGCGATTCGTACCCTGTTCTATCTGCGCGACGTGCGCGGCGGGCAAGGTGAGCGCAGCGTGTTCCGTGAGTGCTACCGCACTCTGGCGATCATGGATGCGGCGTTGGCTGAGAAGCTGTTGGTTCACGTGCCCGAGTACGGGCGCTGGGATGACATCTTCTACGACGGCGCGAACGTCACTGACGGCATGGCGTACCTGATCGCGAATCAGCTTGAGCAAGACGCAGTGAACGCGAACGCCGGTCAGGCTATGTCGCTGCTGGCCAAGTGGTTGCCCTCAGATTCGGTCAAGAGTGCCCAGCGCCGCAAGTTGCAGATCAGCCTTCGCAAGCGACTCGGGTTGGATCAGCGTACGTACCGCAAGCTGTTGTCGGCGCTGCGCAATCGGCTTGGGCTACTTGAGACGGACATGTCGGCCAAGAACTGGGACAAGATCGACTTTTCCAAGCTGCCAGGGCAGGCGCATCGTCGGCATGTGAAGGCGTTTTGGCGCAATACCGATGGCCGCTACGCGAAGTATCTGGAGTCTTTGGAACGCGGCCAGGCCAAGGCCAATACGTCCACGCTGTACCCGTACGAGCTGTACGAAATGGCTCACCGGCACGGCGAGGCATCGGCAGCTAATGCGTTGTGGAAGAACCTGCCGGACTACACGCGCGGTGATGAGGCAATCGTCATGGCCGACGTGTCCGGGTCGATGCGTGGCCGTCCGATGTCGGTATCGGTGTCTTTGGCACTGTATTTCGCCGAACGCAACACCGGTCCGTACAACGGCTACTTCATGACGTTTTCTGAGAAGCCGGAGCTTGTGACCGTGACCGGGGCAAACCTGCATGACAAGTTGCGCAGTATCGAGCGGTCGTCGTGGGGCTACAACACGAACATCGTTGCCGCACTCGATGCGATCTTGCAGGCCGGTATCCGTTCAGGCAGTGTGCCCAAGACGTTGTACATCGTGTCCGACATGGAGTTCGACCAGGCATCACCGCTACAGCGTGGGCATGGGTGGACAACGATTTTCCAGGCCGCGAAGGCTGAGTTCGCCCGTCACGGGTGGAATCTGCCGCACATCGTGTTCTGGAATGTCAACGGGCGCATCGGCAACCAGCCCGCCCTTGCCCATGACGGCAACGTGACGCTGGTGTCCGGGTTCTCGCCTACGACGTTCAGCCAGGCCGTGGAGGGTAAGACCCCGCGTGAGCTGGTGGATTCGGTGGTCAACGGTCCACGCTACGAACGGATTGTCCTGTGATTTTTCTCGGCGTGCTCGGGGCTCTGGGCCTGCTGTGCGCCGGCGTGGTGGCGGTTTCCGTCCTGGGCTACTTAGTGCTGGGGACAGCATGCAAGATCATTGACTGGCTCGATGATCGACTGAATTTGTTGTGAGCACTGGTTGGGACTGTCGTCCCCCCAGTGTTACGGTAAAGATGGTTGTGGACGCAGACAGCAACTCAATAAACTTTTCAATTTGGTGAAAACATAATGCGTCCAGTGTGGACCTTTACAGCAACTAAACGATTGCATAGTAAAGCCGGAGATGCAGGTTCGAGTCCTGTCCCCGCCGTGAAGGCGGGTGTAGCTCAAGGGTAGAGCGCCGTTATCAAACCAAGGGTCCAGTTATATGCGGTTGAGGACATAAACAGCAACTTCACATCATTGATTGCATTCAATATCAAAAATGTGTGTCCTGTTAGACCGCGTTGTGAGCCGACCAGCCTCGGGGGGGTGCTGGTCGGCTTTTCTCGTATCTACTCACCTATGAGGGAGAAGCATGCCTGAACTCAATGTGGAGCGTTTGAAGGCGATCCGCGATCTGATCAAGTTAGACCCCACCAAGCACGTCCAGAGGTACTGGGCACAGTTCGATACCTCCGAGCTACCCAAGACCGAAGATGGTGGACCAGTTGAGGTTTCGTGCGGTACCGCCGCGTGTGTGGCTGGCTGGGCTTGCCAGATGGAAGGCGACAAGTTCTCGATCTCTCGATTCGAATTAATGGGTGCACCAAGCAAAGTGACCGCCGACTTTGTGCGTAGCGAAGACGGCGAAGTGCACTTCATTGCCGATCGAGCACGGGAGATTTTGGGTCTGGACCGTGAGACATCAAACATCGTCTTCTGTGAGGCTTGGTCAACAAAGCAGGTGCTCAAGATCCTTAAGGCACTGATCAAGACCGGCGAGATTCCGCAGAAGTACGTCAAGAAATACGAGGACTTCTGATGGACACCGGTGACGGGAAGTGGTTCCCGGTGCCCGGACGCGCGCAGCGTCGCCGGATTGCCCGTCGCGTCGGCAAGGTCAAACCGCAGCGAAGCCGCCTACGGCGCAAAGCGCGTAAGGCGCGCACAGGCGGCGTGAAATGACGGTCCTGTTGGACCCTGCGGGCACCTTACGCCGGTCTCACGATGGCGTGTACGCATTATGCGTTGCCGAGGCCGTCAACGCGGTCACCGCGCGGTGGATGCTGTCAAAGCCTGACGGCGCAAGCTACTGGGCGGTGGATGGCACTGTTGCGGACTGGGAAGTGGTGCACAAGCCGCCTATTCCGGTCGGAAAGCTCTACTACCGCACGGAGACTGACGGCGGATTCACGGTCGTGTTGCAGACCCGCAAGGGTCAGCTCTGGCTTGGTCCGAGCGGGCATTCATACATCTGCACTAATGATGATGAGCCTTGCGATGACGAGGACGGCGCGTGGACTTGTGTGCAGCTCGGGGGTGCCGATGGCGCAATCACAGATTCACGCCGAGACTAGCGCACGCCACTTTGGCGGAAAGCCCGACGACTACATAGCGATCCACGAATGGATCGACCAATTCAAGAGCGTCGTGGGTGACGTGTCGCATCGCCAGTACCTCCACAACTCCAAAGGCCCGTGGATGGCTCAGGAAGTGTTTGGCCGCTACATCGAAAATTCGGCCGGCAAGAAGGTCCTTGTCCGACAGATAGCTGAGAACCATGTGGTGGAGGATTTGGGCTGGATTCCTTCTCCGGCGGACTGGTCCGCCTGTCTGACATGCAAGGTGTGGATGGGCGGCAAACGCAACAAATTCATGGGGCGAGAAGAACTGCTTGAGCAGTCCTTGCCTCACCCGAACAAAAGCAGGGGGAACGATGACTGATGGCTTGCTAGGCCATGAAATCAACGGCAACATCGCGTATTACGGGCGCAGGCAAACCGAGCAGCACGATCCAGCAGAGCTAGTTGCGGCGCTGGACAAACTGTTCGCCTTCCCTGAGGTGGTGTCAGTTCGGTGGGCGCAGTACACGCCGTACTTCAACGACGGGGACGCGTGCACGTTCAGCGTGCATGAGGCGCGCACGAAGCTAGTTGATACCGACGAGGAAGCGGGCGACTACGAGGACGGGTTCATTAGCTCTTCGGGCGATTGGCCTGCGGACTACTTTGAAACTCATTCCTACGGTGAGTGGTTCCGCGATCCAGGCACCGGGCGGTCAACGCGGGTGTACCCGGCGGGTAAGTCGCCGGTGGACTACGCCGACCGCGAACTGTTTGTCAATGGTGTTGTGCGTAAGGACATTCAGGAAGCCATGAGCGCTGTTGAGTCTGCGGTTGGTGGCGGGCATCACGAGGCCGTCCTGCATGAGAAGTTCGGCGATCCAGCCGAGGTAACCGTTGTCCGCGAGGGCGATACCTACAAGTTCGATGTCGAGCACTACGAGCACGACTAGTTGAATAGCCGTGGGGGCGGCATGACGATTGACTGACTATCAAGTAAAACGAGACTATTGGGACAGACCAATCGTTATGCCCCCTGACGCGGGTCCGCTCACGGGGCAATGGCGAGAAGGCAAGGGGCGCGATGGAAAACACAAACGATGGTGGTATTCCAAGGACGGCAAGGGCTACAGTCGCGCCTCGGGCGCGGGTAAGGGGCTCGACACCAAAGAGAACCTTATCGAGTGGGCGTGCTGTCAGGCTGCGGTCGGAATCCTTCTCGACAACGCGGCACGCTCTGAGGTCGCGACCCTCATCAACGAGTACGACGCCGATCCTTGGTACAAGGGTGACGACGGCGGAACCCGATCCGGCAAGGATCGACTCAAGGCGGCGGTCGAGCAGGCCCGCAACACTGCCGGTCAACACACTGCGTCTTCTGCTGGCACTGAGTTTCATAAGTTGGGCGAGCTACACAATCAGGGCAAGGTCCCGCGCATCGTCCAAGAGCAGTGGGTAGACAAGTTCGAGCAGTACAAGCACGCGGTTGAACCTATCGGTTTCTTGGCGCAAGAGCTGTTGGTAGTCAACGACATTCTGGAGTTGGCCGGTTCGGTCGATTACCTAATGGAGTTGCCTGCCGGCCTCACGACGCCAGATGGCACGTACCACCCGGAGAAATTCGTGTGTGTAGGCGACCTCAAGACAGGTCGCTGGGACTCCAAACGTCCGATGAGTGTGACGTGCCAGTTGGCGGCCTATGGGACCGGGAAACGCTACGACCAGGAAACAAATACCCGCACTGAACTGCATGAGCGCATCAACACCGATTGGGGTGTGATGGTGCACTTTCCGATCATGAACGATGCCGCCGAGGTGCAGTTCTACTGGATTGATCTGCAACTGGGTCTGCGCGCGGCGAAGATCGGCAAGCAGGTCGAAGAGGTGCGCAAGTGGTTCTCGCGCAAGGAATCTGATCCGAAGGAGTTGATTTTGCGTGACCACGCATGGTGATCTAGATCGAACGGACGCGGTATATGCCGGGGTGTCCCCATTCGATGCGATCAAACAGGTGACAGCCGATGGCCGCGAGTTCTGGTCCGCTCGCGACCTCATGCCACTTATGGGATACAGCGCATGGCGGAACTTCCTGGTTCCGATAGAACGGGCTGTTGTCGCTGCCAAAAGCCAGATCGATGACGTGACCAGCAATTTTGTGGGATACCGCAAAATCTCCGCGACCAAGCCGATGGAGGATTTCGAGCTGTCGCGGTTCGCGGCCTATCTGGTGGCGATGAATGGTGACCCGAACAAACCGCAAGTTGCAGCGGCACAGGCGTATTTCGCGATCCGTACCCGCGAGGCTGAGGTGGCCGAGGTACCGGTTTTCCAGATACCACGGACCCTGCCGGATGCCTTGCGGTTGGCTGCCGATCAGGCAGAACGTGCCGAGTTGGCCGAGGCCCGCGCACTCCAGTTGGACGCCAAGGTGCAGGTCGACGCTCCGAAGGTATCCGCGTATGAGCGGTTCATGAGCGCGGAAGGCACCTACAGTGTGGGCACGGTCGCCAAGATCCTCGGCAGGGGCCAAAACAAGCTGTTCGATGATCTTCGTAACAGGGGAGTCCTGATCACCAAGGGGCATATGCGCAATACGCCCTATGAGGTTTATATGAAGCACTTTGATGTGAAGCCTTTCGAGCTTCAACGTTCTGACGGTACATGTTCGACTAGGTACGTCACGAAGGTTCGGCCCTCGGGAATCGCTTTTATCGCTAGGAAATTGGGGGAATTGCCATGACAGCGCCGACGACGACGCGACGTAGAACGGCGAAAAAGGATGAGCTAGAAACGAAACTAGCCGAGGAGCCCACGACGCCTGACGGCGGAAAATCAGGTGTTTTAACTGTGTTCGAAGCGTGGAACGCGGTGATGCGCGAGGTGCGTTCGATCAGCAAGGGCCAACGTAATGCGCAGCAGGGTTTCAACTTTCGTGGCATTGATGCGGTGATGGATGCTGTTGGTCCAGCGTTGCGTGACCATGGCGTCGTAGTGATCCCGGATGCGGTGTCGCAGGATTCCGAGCGGTATACCACCACCAAGGGTGGGCAGATGGTGAACCGCATTGTCGAGATGGGTTACACCGTCTATGGGCCTGCCGGTGATTGCTTCCGAGGTTCCACGTTCGGCGAAGCAGCAGATGCCGGAGACAAAGCGATGTCCAAGGCTGAATCGGTGGCATATCGCACGTTCCTGTTGCAGGCGTTGACTATGCCGACCGGGGAACCGGAGCCGGATGCCAGCGCACACGAGCGCGGCACACCGGCGACGGCGGCTCGCGCGCAGGGCAAGCCGGTACAGGCGCAGTTGCCTCCGGAGAACTCTGAGTCCAAGCAGCAGCGCGAGGACTTGAAGGCAGTCGCGACGGAGAACGGCTGGGATCTGGGCGCGGTCGCGAAGGCGTTCGAGAAGGGCAGTGAGGGCAAGCAGTTGCGTGAGGCATCACCCGATGAGGTAGCCGCGTTCACGAACAGTCTTGTGGGCGGGCTTGTATCTGGATTCAAGACTAAATGAGCACGTTCGGTGCCCTGGTGGGGTCGTTGGCCACCTCACCAGGGCTGACATTGCCGTGCGAAGAATGCACTGACCGGACCGCAACGTTCGCGGTCGGCCATTTCGATCATTGGCTGGTGTGTGAGCCGTGCCTTGGCTGGGGAGATAAGCGGCGCTGGTGGAATGCGCTGCCCGTACAGAGAATTTGAGCGAGCGGGGGGACATTGAGTGACTGGAATCCGGTCTCTGTAGAACAAACGATCAACGAGACGGTCAACGAGATTGCGCAGGGCGTCAACACGGCATCGAGCGCCTATGACGCATATCTGACGGCAGACCGTGAGTTCGATTTGGCGTACGCGCGGGCCTACATGCGATGCGACGGCCCCGCGCACGCGAAGAAGTATCAGGCCGAGTTGGACACCGAAGCCGAACGCATCGCGCGCGATGCGGCGGATGTGGCCTACAAGCTGGCCGACAAGACGAACAAGGCGTTGGAGCAGAAGTTGGACGCGATTCGGTCTATCGGTGTCTCGGTGCGTCAGGCGTATCAGGTTGCGGGCAGGGGGGAATGGTGAGTCCGCAAATGCCGGTGGCCCCGAAGGGGCACCATTGGGCGACGATTCTGCATGACGACGAGGTTGAGGTTCAACTGGTCCGTACACAGGACTTGGTTGTGGTCGCGGATGCGTTCGTTGAGTACGTGGTTATGGGCCGCACCTACAACGCGGTCAACGCGGTGATTCGAGGCGCGAACAAGATCGCGCACCGTGTTCAGATGGCGCACCAAGTCTTTGATGAGCTAGGTGTCATCGCGACCACAAAGTGAACGAGAAACGCTGCCGGGTAGTTGTCTTTGATCGCTCGGAAGGATTCTGCGAACGCTGTTGCCGCCCGCACACAAGCTGGCGACCGCTCACTATGCACCACCGGCTCAAACGCGGCCAGGGCGGCATATGGAGCCCGGAGAACATCGTCGCGGTGTGTGGCGACGGCGTGACCGGCTGCCACGGACTGTTCGAGCACTACCCCGACAAGGCGGCGGCGCTGGGCTGGCACGTGCGCCCATGGCTTAACCCTGCGCAGGTGCCGTTGCTCTGGCGCGGCTCAACGTGGGTGCTTCTAACCCCGGAAGGAACCGTCACGAATGTGGAAGACGACGCTAGCGCTACTGACTAGCTGCATGCTCATGGCCGGCTGCTCGCAAATCAAATACGGCACCGTGACCGATAAGAGCTATCACCCGGCCTGGACGCAATACACCACGACACAGCAATGCAGCGGTACGCCGCCGAACCGGATCTGTGTGCCCATCGTGACGCCCACGTTTTGGCCAGAGTCTTACCAACTGCGTCTCAAGAACAACCAGGATGAGGGCTGGCGATCTGTCACCCGTGAGGAATACGACCGCTACAAGATGGGTGCCAAATACCCGTGAGCGACAACGGAAGAATCCACCGCAAGTTCTGGAACCACGACAAAGCGAAAGCTGCCGGTAACGCGGCGCTCGGACTGTGGGCACGCGCGAACTCGTGGTGCCGCGACCACCGCAAGGCCGGGTACGTGCCGGCACCGGACGCACTGGAAATGGGCACACAGGCCGAGATTGACGCACTGGTGAATGCCCGTCTGTGGGTTAAGACGCAGCACGGCTACAGGTTCCACGACTACGAGCACTGGAACGATGACGTGGAAGCGGACACCCTCGCGGGCGACATGGTGCGCGAAGTTGTACCGGCCTCGCATCCGTCTGCGATCCGCAAGCAGCTCGTGCGCCAGGCAACCACGCTGCTCGCTGAGGGTATCGACCGCGACATTGTGAAACGCGCCCTCGGCTTGTGGTGCGCCAAGGATCTATCGCCGTCGCTGCTGCCGAACCTCGCCTCTGAGGCGATGAAAGAAGCGCAGCGCTCACAGAACGTCATGAACGTGCTGCGGGACTGCTGGCGCTCCGGAAAGGTCACACCGCTCAAGCAGTTCGGGTACGTGTTCACCTTGCCGGACATTCCCGATGACGTTGACCGCGACGTGTTCATTCACCAGGCCAAACGGGATTGGATGCTGCGCATTCGAGAGAGGATTAAGTGACCGACGACTACGGTCGGCAACCGCCCAGTGACATTCAGGCAGAGCAATCGGTACTGGGCGCGATGCTGCTGTCCAAAAGCGTCATTCCCGAAGTGGTCGAACGCATGTCGGCGCAAGACTTCTATCGCCCCAACCACGCGAGGGTATTCCAAACCATCGTTGATGTGTGGATGCGCGGCGATGAAGTAGACGCCGTAACCGTTGCCGCCGAGCTGGACAAGCAAGGAGCGCTCCGCAAGATCGGTGGCGCGCCGTACCTGCACACCCTCATTTCCACCGTGCCAACGGCAACGAACGCCGGACACTACGCAGGCATCGTCATCTCCAAAGCGAAGCTGCGGAAGATGGGAGAGCTTGGCGTCCGCCTCCAGCAACTCGCGTCGAATGACATTCAGACCGATGACGCCGAAGCTGCCCTTGCACAGGGCGAGAAATGGTTTCGAGAACTGCACACCTCCGATGAGCGGGCGATCGGGTTCGATGCTTTGGTTGAGCACTTCCGGGAGTCGTTGACATCGGATTCAGTTCCAGCCATCCCAACACCATGGGATGCGCTCAACGACAGGCTCATTGGCGGTTTGCAGCGCGGTCGGCTCTACACAGTCGGCGCGCGACCAGGAATCGGTAAGAGCGTCGCTCTGCTGAACATGGCATCATTCGCCGCTGCCTGGGATTACAAGACTGCTGTGTTCTCACTGGAAATGAGCGCAGCCGAAGTCACTACCCGGCTGATCGCACAGGGCGCTCGGGTCAACCAAACCAAGCTCGTCAAGAAGCAGATCGACTTGGACATGTCCGATCGGATCGAGCGCTATGTCAAGGAAAACGCCGGGGTCGCATTGCAAGTCATCGACCGGGAGACAATCACAGTCGAGCAGATCATTGCCCATTGTCGCGCTGCCGGACCGTTCGATGTGATCGTGGTCGATTACCTGCAATTGATCGAGCCATCGGATCGCAGGGCGGTTCGTGAGCAGCAGGTGGCGCATCTGAGCCGGTCGTTGAAGATCGCGGCGCGCGAGTTGAACGCGGCGGTCATTGTGGCAGCACAGCTCAATCGCGGACCGTTGAAGGACGGCAAGCCACGCGCACCGGTCGTGTCGGATCTTCGCGAAAGCGGCGCAGTCGAACAGGACTCGGATTGCGTTCTGCTGCTTCACCAGGACGAGGACGAGCCGGGGTACGTGACGATGATTGTTGGGAAAAACAGGCAGGGGAAGACGGGGGATATGTTGCTCAAATTTGAAGGGCAGTACGCGCGGATTTCGGAATGACACGCGAGATTCGTGCGCTGATGTCGGTCAGTCCCGAACATTGGACCAAGCAAGCCCTCTGCACAGGTGATGCCCGATTCACGGGCCGTAGAGAGTGGCTGTCCAATTCCGATGATGTGGACATGGCGAGCATCTGTAAGCGCTGCCCCGTAATCGATCAATGCCGCAATTGGGCCGATGAGTCCGATGTGGTTTCCGTATTCGCAGCTGGTTCTTGGAGGTATTCAGACGATGAACGGAATTTTCAATCCCCTTGACGGGGACGATGTTCCACTGGGCGAGATTCCCGACGTGCCGGCGCTCGCGCAGCGGTCCGTGGAGGCAGTGCGCGCTCTGGCTGAGGGGCTGGTGGAGACGGCGACGACGTTCTTCCTGGCCCTTGCTGAGGGGATCGCGGAGGGCTACGACTCGGTTGTGGGTGATGGGCAATGACCATCTCGTTGAAGGCCCTGGCTGGGGAGCACGCCACGGTCTACGAAGTAGCAGATGCCTTCCAATTCCCCGGCGGGGAGTTGCATTTGCGCGATATTGAGCGTTACGACGGTGAGTCGGTGCAGCTCATCGCCGACATTCGCGGCGCTGAGCCCGAGGATCTGATTACAGCGGCGCTCTACGCAGATGTGGCCCGCCAGTACAACTGGCCGCTTGTCGTCATGCTCCCCTATCTACCGGCTGCCCGCGCTGATCGCGGTGTCCCGCTCGGGGTTTCCGTCTACGCAAACCTGGTGAACGGTATAGAACCTGATCAGGTGATTTGCGTCGATCCGCACTCCGAGGTGGCAGAAACCTACTACGACGAGCTGCTGACGTTAGATGCCATACCGCTGCTGCAACGCGCCATCATGAACACCAAGTATGACGCGGTGATCGCGCCGGACAAGGGTGCGGTGCAGCGCGCGATGCGCGCCGCGAAGGCACTTGGGGTTGATCTGTATCGGGCTGAGAAGATCCGCGATTTCGAGACAGGCCGGATTCTCGACATTGCGATGACCGAGAAGCTACCGCCATCGGGCAAGTACCTCGTGGTCGATGACATCTGCGATGGCGGAGGCACTTTTGCCGGGTTGGCGGCAGCCACCGGGTTGGAGCGCAACCATCTGGGGATCTGGATCACCCATGGGGTCTTCTCGGGCAAGGCATCTGATCTGCACGCCAACTACGAATGGATCTACACGACAGATTCACATCCCGGCGCGTATCGGGGTTCGGTGCGTCCGTACTCGACGGTGCCGGTCTACGGCTACATGTTCCACCACATGAAGGACTTCCGGTAATGCCGGAAGCTCTGTTCGCCGGTGTGGCCGTGCTGATTCTCGGGTGTTCGCTGCTCGGGTTCGTGTGCGGCTGGATCGTGACAACGAAATGGATTGAACGAAATGATGACTGACTACTCAGCCGTCGCGCCGTTGTTTCACACGGACGCCTACAAGCTGGACCACAAACGCCAATATGATCTGGCCGGCACCGTCACCCGCGTGTACTCGAACTACACGAACCGCAAGAGCCGAATCCCTGGTGTTGACGAGGTAGTTCACTTCGGGTTGCAGGCATACATTCAGCGGTACTTGATGGACGAGTTCGAGCCATTTTTTAGCGCGGGCACAAGTCAGGCTAGCCGCCTCTACGAGGCGCGTGTAGCCCAGATTCTCGGGCCGCAGGCGGCGAAGGGCATTGGTAGTGACCATATCCGCGCACTGCACGCTCTGGGCTATCTGCCGTTGCGGTTCTGCGCAGTCCCGGAGGGCACCCCAGTTCCGATCGGGGTCCCCTCATTCACGGTGGAGAACACCCACCCGGACTTCTACTGGCTGACCAACTTTGTCGAAACCGGGCTCTCCGCCGGGATCTGGCAGGCATCCACCTCCGCCACTATCGCGCACGAATACCGCAAGGTATTAGAAGAAGCGGCCCAGAACTCGGGCAGCGATCTTGCCGGGGTGGACTGGCAGTGCCATGACTTCTCCTACCGGGGCATGTCCTCGCACGAGTCCGCTGCGGCCTCGGGTGCGGCGCATCTGCTCTCCTTCACCGGCACCGATTCATTGGTGTCATTGGACTGGATTGACCGGTACTACGGCGGCTCCTATGTGGTGGGTTCGGTTCCCGCCACCGAGCATTCGGTCATGTGCACAGGCATTGAATCCGTAGGCGAGCTGGAGACCTTCTCCGGCCTGCTGGACCTGTATCCGTCTGGTGTCGTATCGGTCGTATCGGACACGTTCGACCTGTGGCGCGTCCTTACCGAGTATCTTCCCGCGCTGCGGGACAAGATCTTGGCACGCAACGGCAAGCTCGTCATCCGACCTGACTCCGGTGATCCGGAGAAGATTCTATGCGGCGATCCGGATGCCCCTGCGGGGACGCCACAGTGGCGCGGTGTCCTGCACCTGCTGTACGACACATTCGGCGGCGCAAGGAACGATGCCGGATTCATTGAGTTGAATCCGCGTGTCGGTGCGATCTATGGCGATTCGATCACGTTGGATCGTGCACGCTCAATCACCGAGCGCATGGCGCGGTTGCGTTGGGCGTCAACGAATGTTGTCTTCGGTGTCGGATCGTTCACCTACCAGTACAACACGCGGGACACCTTCGGGTCCGCGATGAAAGCAACATGGGCCGAGGTCAACGGTAAGGGCGTGAACCTGCTCAAGGACCCGGTTACCGATGACGGAACCAAGAAGTCCGCTACAGGGCGTCTGGCTGTGCTGTATAAGGCCAAGGCATTTGGCGGGCAGATGTTTCTAGTCGAGAAGGCCGGGCTTGCAGCGGAATTGAACAGTGTGTTGCAGCCGGTTTGGCAGGAAGGCCAGTTCATGCGCCGTCAATCGTTCGCAGACGTGCGTGAAACATTGAATAGGGGAGGCATACATGCCAGTGAAGTTGACCGCAATGCGCGGATATCCGGGCGCGGGGAAGTCGCTTAAGGCCAAGCAGATTGCCGCCGCGACCGGAGCTGTCCGCGTGTGTCGCGATGACCTGCGCAAGATGCTGCACGACAACTACCACAGCGGCAAGGACGAGTGTGAAGACCAGGTGAGCACCGCTGAGCGCGCACAGGTTCACGCGCTGCTCGCCTCGGGTACGTCGGTGGTCGTGGACGCCACGCACTTGGAGTCACGCTGGTTGCGCAAGTGGCAGAAGATGGCCGCACAGTACGGGGCCGACTTCGAGGTCGTGGACATCGTCACGGGTCCACTTAAGTGTGCCGCTAACGATCTGCTGCGCCAAGTTCGCGGTGATCGTTACGTGGGGCCTGACGTGATTGGTCGGATGGCCAAGCGTCACCCGATCAAGAACTGGCCCAAGGTGACTCAGCTGGAATCTTTCACACCTGAGCCGGTCGAATGGATCGAAGGCTTGCCGGAGGCAATCATTGTGGACATCGACGGCACGGTTGCCCACATGACGGGACGGTCGCCGTACGACTACACGCAGGTCCACACCGATACCGTGGACGAACATGTGCGTTGGCTAGTGAACCGGATCTTCGACTTGCGGGTTACGACGGGCGGGTATCGGACGAGGGTGCTTATCGTGTCTGGCCGAGACGATGATTGCCGTGATGAAACGGTGAAGTGGCTGGACAACAACGGCATTCCATTTGACGAGCTTCACATGCGACCTACCGGCGCTAAGGACGACCAGGGCAACAAGCTGCCTGACTACCGGGTGAAGTACGACCTGTTCAATCAGAACGTCCGAGGCAAGTACAACGTGCGTTTCGTCCTGGATGACCGTGACCAGGTGGTGAACCTTTGGCGGGCACTGGGATTGAAGTGCTTGCAGGTACAGCCGGGGGACTTCTGATGGCAGTAAGTATCACCGGGGACGGCATGGCAATCAGCCTGGACGGTGACGCCGGTATCACCTACGACCGCAGGACCAAGACGTTGACTGTCCATGGTCTGGGTCCAACAGACCGGGTGATCACGCGTTCGGACAGCCGCGACCAGTCGCAGACCGTGATCATCGAACTCGGGAAACGGGTGTTCTGATGGGCGATTACACGCCGAGTGAGTTCGCAATGAAGGTTGATTGGGAAGGTGGTCTAGCCGAGGCCATCCTCGAATACGGATTGGATGAAGAGGACTTAGACGAATCCGATCCGGAGCTGAAAACGGCGGTCAAGGAGTTCAGGCAAGCGGCTGCCGGCCCGTATGAACGGCTCAACACGTTGCTTCGCAAGTACGGAGAGTAGGCGCTATGTCTAAGCACGATAGAGACAAGGTGATTGCCACGATGCTCCAGAGACCTCCCTGGCAATGCCAAAGCCATGTCGTCTTCTGGAGCCGTGGAAGGTTCATCCGCCGAACATTCGACGGGAACAAGTTCAGCATTTCGTTGCTGAGCTAGACGCGCAATCGGGGGACATTGGAGCACCACATCACGGTGCCCCTCAAACGACCACCCATGCTGGCCAACGACCAGCGCCGGTGGACATGGCCGCAAGTCCGGGCAGCCAAACACCAAGTGGGAGTGCTTGTTGCGACGCTGGCCCGCACTGCGCGCATTCGGGGGCTGGGGCCGTCAATCGTATCCGTCAAATGGTTCGTACCGGACAAACGGAAACGAGACGTTGATTCACTCGGGCCGTTCACGAAAGCCGCGCTCGACGGAATGGTCGATGCCGGTGTCTGGCCTGGCGACGACGCGAACTGGGTAACCGAAGTTCGCATGTCCATAGATAACACGCAACCAAAGCAACCGCGTATCGAGATAAAGGTAATTGAAAATGCAACGGAACTGGCGCGAAGGCGCGCTATGCCAGCTGGATAGGGCGGCGGCATAGATGGTCATGTTCGATCCACTGGAGAGCTTCTTTTCCGGGTTGAATGTCTTGGGCACGTCCGTCTCAGGCATCAACCTCGGGCATCGGAAACGGATGATTCCTGCGCTGGACATTCCCAACCTGCCTCAGGCCGTGTGCAAGGGATACGAGCCGCTGGCTGACTTTCATCCGAAAGCGCAGTCCAGCGGAGCCAAAGCCAAGCTGATCTGCGCCAGATGCCCGGAAAAGCAAGCGTGCCTTGACTATGCGATGAACTGGGAGCGCCGACACAACGAACGTATGTCTGGTGTGTGGGGTGGAGTCACGGAGTTGGAGCGCGAGCGGTTGCGGGCCGACGAGGCCGGCGGGGTGAAGTTGTGCCGCAACGGGACCCACGAAATGGCCGGGTACAACGTGGTCACACTGGCCGCTGGCGGTGTGCGGTGCCGGGGTTGCTTCAACGAAGCAACGAACAGGTCCAAACGTGCTGCGCGGGCAGCGAAAAGGGTTGCCAATGGATAGGTTCCAAGTCGCATGACCGAGCACTATTGCTACTCCAAGAATGGGTGCGTATCGCGTACGAGCACCGGGCCGGCTGTTACTGCCAAGCCAGAGGCGTTGTGCAACGGCTGTATTCGAGACATTCAACGCTGCCTGGACGAGCTACCGACCTACCGTGATGCGCTGCGCGTGTTCCTGGGTTCGACACCCAAGACTGCGTTGCAGTCCAAGGTGAACATGACAGCTGAGCCGTCCACGCCGTACAACGTGAAGGTCGCGGACCTGATCGACTCGATAGATGCGGTGGTTTCGCTAGCGGGTGGGCCGAATGCCCTTATCAGGGACTTGGTTTCGCGCCCTGCCGAGAAGTTCACGGTGGGCTCGCCGCTGGGGTTGCGTGAGGTGTATCTGACGGGCGTGGTGCGGGCGATTGATGTCCGTCGAGTGCATGCGCAGGCCGACGCGATTGTTGGTCTGGGGAAGGTGTGGGAGCGGCGGAAAGCGCCATGCCCGGAATGCGATCTACCCACGTTGGGGACGTGGGTCGGGTCGGGAACGATTTATTGCACCAATTCTGAGTGTGCAACAACTTTGACGCAATCTGACTACGAGGGGTATTGCGTCATCAAAGCGGAAAGAAAGAAGAAGTAATGCCAGACGCAACCATCTACCAGATCGGTAACTTGACCGCTGATCCCGAACTGCGCCAGACACCCAACGGTGTGTCGGTAGCCCAGTTCTCGGTGGCTTCTACTCCGCGCCTGTACGACAAGCAGGCCCAGGAGTGGAAGGACGGCGAGACGACCTTCTTACGGGCGCAGGTGTGGCGGGAGTTGGCCGAGGGCGCGACAAACGAGCTACGCAAGGGCGACCAGGTGATCGTGGTCGGCAAGTTGAAGCAGCGCAAGTACGACAAGGACGGCGAGACCCGGACCGCGTTCGAGGTCGAGGCCGATTTCGTGGGCAAATCGGTGCGCGCCCGCAAGCAGCGCCAGGACGACGGCTGGAGTTCCAGCGCCTCTGATGAAGCGCCGTTCTGATGGCGCGGATTCATGCGCGTTTCAGCCTGGAGCGGATACGTCCGGAGCTGTTGGACCAGCTTCGCCGGTTCGAGGCTGATGGTGACCTTACGGCGATGCGCGAGTTCATCGATAACAACTGTCACAGCGACTATCAGTTGAGGGTGGAGTGGGACTGATGCCAGATCTGAATGTCTATGGCGCATCCGATGATCTGGTGGAGTTCGACGGCGTGGTAACCGCTGAGTACAACGTCTACGAACCGGCCCGGTTCCTGGTGACAGCGCGCAGTGGCCCTGGACGGGCACGCCAGCTCCTTATAAACACGAATTTCGGCAATGAGGGCTGGGAGATATACGTCGGTACCGCAACCGATATTGGCGCGGACAGCTGGACTATCCGCACGACCCGGCAGGGCCGTAACGATGACCCGAAATTGGTGATCACCGTGGCATCCGGCGAAGCGGTCAAGATCAGAAAGCTAAGCAATGATTGAGCCACCAGATAATGCAAATTACGCTGCGACGATTGTCCAGATTCCCGAACCACTGTCGGTGGTCGGGCTGGACAACCTGGTAGCGGTACCGTTGTTCGGATACCAGGCACTTACGCAGAAGGCCGGCGCAAAGGCCGGTGACCTCAGGGTGTTGTTCACTGCCGAAACGCAGCTCGACGCCGAGTATGCGCGCGAGAACAACCTGTTCCGTGAGGCAACCTTGAACAAGGATGCCAACGAGACCGGCTATCTGGAAATGAACGCACGTATCCGCGCGATCCGGTTGCGCAAGAACACCTCGAACGCACTGCTGATGCCTCTTGAGTCGTTGGTGTACACCGGCATTGATGTTCGCACCCTCTCGGTGGGGGACACGTTCGACACGTTGAACGGGCATACGATCTGCCGTAAGTACGAGGTGCCGACCAAGGCGGGAGCGGGGCCGCGCACGACGCCGAAGATCCGGCAGCGTGTTGACCAGAAGCTATTCCCGATGCATTTGGATACTGAGCACCTGTTCCGGAACCTACAGGTATTCCGTGAACCGAAGCACGTCATCGTGACGCAGAAGTTGCACGGCACGAGCTGGCGCGGTGGCCGCGTCCTGGCGCAGCGCGATAAGAGCTGGCTTGAGCGAGTCATGGTCAATAAGTGGCTGCGCATCCCGACGCCAGAGGCCAAGTACGAGGACGTGTTTGGTTCCCGGCGTGTGATCAAGGGACGCTCGGATAACAACCACTTCTACGACAGTGACCTGTGGACGCAGTTCGGCAAGAAGATCCAGGGCCGGATTCCGGAGAACTTCATCGTCTACGGGGAACTGGTGGGTTGGGCCGACACGCACTCACCAATCCAGAAGGGCTACACGTACAACGTGAAGCCGGGAGAGTTCGAGCTGTACGTCTACCGTGTGGCCACGGTCAACGGCCAAGGCGTCATCGCTGACTTGTCGTGGCAGGGCGTGAAGGACTTCGCAGCCTCTATCGGGGTGAAGGTTGTCCCCACTCTGATGGAGGGCAAGGTTCATCTGCGTGACAAGGTTGACGACGAGGACCTGATCGAGCTGTACACCGACATGTTCCTGGACGTGAACTATGCCGCTGAGAACGCGAACGCCGAGTTCGGGCAAAGCTATCCGGATGCGCCTGTTCCGCTGTCGAATCCAACGTCGGTGGACGAGGGCGTGTGTGTCCGCATTGAGGGTCAGGTGCCGCGCATCTACAAGGCCAAGTCTCCGCTGTTCTTCGAGCACGAGACCAAGGCGCTCGATAGAGGCGAGCTGGATATGGAGGCTGCCGCGTAATGGGCTATCTGGCTTACGTGGCTGAGGTTTTGGGGTGGTATCGGGAGCTGTACCGGCGACGTGAGGTTGTCGGTCGGCCTCTGACGGTCGCGGAACTGTTGCAAGCGAAAGACGTTGCGGCGGACGCGCGTCTAACCAAGGGGGAATGAATGTCTTATCAGGGGTACAACTATTCCGGTGGCCGGGTGCTCGATTCGGTGGGCGCATTGAAGCTGGCCAGCGGCTCGGGGGCGAAGCTCGCGCCGGGTGCGTTAGCCAAGGCGGCGTTGAGGCTATCTGAGGTTGAGCGTAAGGCTGCCGAGAAAGCGGCCAGTGTCAGTCGTGGGCAGACGACGGCGGGGCTTGTGGCGGCGATTGTGGAGGCAATCAACGCGGTTCGTTCCGGCAATCCGGTGGGCACGCTGCGCCAGTCCGGCACGAAGTACGCGTTCGCGTACGCGCCGGGCAAGTGGCTGCTGATTGATACCGATGGTGCTGCGCCGGCCTACAAGACGGTCACGCCGGAGAGCGCACCTGAGATTGCGTCGTGGACTCAGCGTTACGGCGGGGGTTCCTGATGGGCGCGTGCGTGTTCCTGCTGGTTTTGGTGCTCGGCGCGTTGGGCGTCGGCCTGCTGCTGATGGATTAGTGGCGGGTAAATGGCCGTGGCCGGATGACACCAAGGATGACCGATACCGACGCATAATCGACCACTACCGAAACGCTCTCGCAGAAGCAGACCTAGACCAGTGCTTGGCACTCGATAAATTGATGGCCGACTACGGGCAACCGTGGATTTCGGACAACTCAATTGTCGATGTCAACGCCATGATGTCTGCCGGAGATATTGCAGAGCGTTTCGGTATCTCGGTGTGGAATGTGCGGGATTGGGCGCGCCGTCATCCGGAGCGGATTCGGCAACATAAGGCAGCCAATGGCCGGACGCTGTTTCGGCTCGGGGACGTGCTGACTTACAACGCGAACAGAGGGGGTTAGTGATGGACAAGAAGAAGATCTTTCGAGTAGGGGTCGATAGCAGCGACACCTACAGGAACAACGTGACCTTAGTGAATGAGCAGTGGCGCGTGGATGCGCAAAAGCTCGTCGTGCTGATGGAAATTGCGCGTTCGCTTGATCTGATCGCTCAGAAGCTAGGGAACTTGTAAGCGCGCTAACATAAAAGAGGGGAAAATTCTATCCACATGTGGGCAGACATTCCTATTGCCGAATTGACTGGCTATCAATGTAGCGATCAGGGCAAGGTGCGGGGTCCACGTAGGGAACTTTCCGAGTGGACCGATGAACGAGGCTGTAAGCGCGTGAAAGCCGCTGGACGCCCGTACGCGGTGCATCTGCTGGTGTTGACCACGTTCGTTGGTCCACGTCCGGATGGGGCGGTGCCTCGGTGGCTCAATGGCGATCCTGGCGATAACCGGCTGGTGAATCTCAAGTGGTGGACCAGCGAGGAACAGGAAGTGCAGACGCGGGTGAATCGCTGCCGGAACAACCATCTGTACACGCCGGAAAACACGCAGACGTGGGGGACGGGTAACCGGGTGTGCCTGGCTTGCCGCAACGGTGTCGCAACGGTGACGGAGTTGCCGGAGGTGTTGTGACGGACCGCGACAGGCTAGTGCAGCGCGTCGAATGGGCACTGCACCGCGTGCGTCAATCCAACGGCTACTTGGACACTGCTCAACAAATCGTTGACGCGTTGGCAGATCTGTTTCCTGGTGATGTTGAGGCCGCTCGCAAGATACAAGAACTCACATCTGAGTTGGAGTCAATGCGGTTCCGTCGCGATACAGCCGTCATGCAGCTGCGCGCGCATGCGGCTCGCCGGGAACACAACAAGGACTGGGCGCGCCCGCTGTAGCGGATCTGGCTGCGCCTCGCTGGTGGCCCCGATGTTCCCGCGCGCGCCGGGGTCGCCGGCGGTTAACTTTCGGGGGAATTGTGAAGCCAGCGGACAGTGCTTGGCTGGTGCTGCTCGCGGCGATTATCGCCTACGAGGTGGCCGCGCCGGATAACGAACTTCTTAGTGAGGGCTGGGACCGCTATTTGCAGCGGAGCCCGGTCACCGCTCGTGTGGGGCCTATTGTGTTGGCGCTGCACCTGATTAACGCCTTGCCGCGTTCCATCGACCCGGTTTCCCGGTTGTGCGATGTGTTGCGCTGGGTCGGGGGAATTTTGCATGTCAGACGCGATTAATCCGTCACATTACAAGGATGGCTACTCGAACGGTGCCGAGGTTATCGACATCACCGAGAACTTGAACTTCAACCGTGGCAACGCGGTCAAGTACATTGCACGCGCGGGGAAGAAAGATCCAACCACTGAAATTCAAGACTTGCGTAAGGCGAAGTGGTATATCGAGCGTGAGCTTGAACGGTTAGGCAAGCCCTTTATCTCCATTGACAACCGCGCTGCCGCACAGCAGAAGGCGGTGCACTATGGCCGCTAGAATCCTGGTACTCGATATCGAGACCCAGCGCGCCATCGTTGAAACTTTCAGCTTGTTTCGCCCGTTCATCCACATTGACAGGGTGCTGACACCTACCCGCGTGCTCTGCTTCGCGGCGAAGTGGCGTGGCGATGACAAGGTGATCTTCAAAGCAGCCTGGCGCGACAACGACGATGAGGCGTACTTGCGCATGATGCGCGCGGCGTGGGATCTGTTGAATAAGGCCGACATTGTTGTGACGTGGAACGGCGACCGTTTCGACGTGCAGTGGTTCGAGGCGGAGTTCGTTCGCCTCGGGCTGGGACGTCCGACGCCGTACAAGTCCGTTGATTTGATCAAGACGGTCAAGCGGTGGTTCAAGGGCGGCTTGATGTCCATGAAGCTCGATTGGTCATCGCGCATGTTCTTGAAGGACCGCAAGGTGCCCCATGGTGCTACCGATCTATGGCATGACATTCGGCACGGTACGCGCGCTGAGCAGCGTGCGGCTGAGAAGCTGATGGAAGAGTACAACATTCATGACGCCAATCTGACTGAGCGCCTGTTTGATATCCACTTGCCGTATTTGAGTCTGAACCTGTCGCTGTACGAGAACAACGAGGATGGCTTGCTGCATTGCACCAAGTGCAACTCTACGAACTTGAAGCGTGACGGAGTGAAATACTTTAATACGCTCGCCTTTTCGTATCAGATGCATCGGTGCAAGGATTGCGGGTCTACGTCTCGGGGTAAACGCGCGAAGCGTTCTACGGAACTAAGGCCGGTCTAGGTGGGTAGCCCTGACGAACGGTCGATACCGATTGCTGGGCCAGTGCCAGAGAAGTTGGTGGAGTTGACAACCGGCGTGACAGCGCTTTTGTTGGATACCGGTGTCGGCGAACTTCGGGCGGGCCTGGACGCGTACAAGATTGTTCGGACGGTGCTTGAGCGTATCGGAGATATGCCGGTGACTGATCTGCTGGGTTGGGAAGACTATGACTACGAATTGCCCACCTAGCGTGTGGATTCACCCGTGTGTCAGTTACGTACCGTTCGATTCGTTGACGGCGTTGCAGTTGCGGGTCATGGGTGACTATTCCAGTGTGCATGTGGATTTGGATGCGTTGATGGTGAGGCACCGTGGATAGTGAGCGGGCGAAGCGGTGGCGAGTCGGATTGAAGGTTGGCGGGCCGATCTTGGTATACGGGCATAAACCAATCACTCGCGAGCAAGTCGTCGCCTACATCGAGTGGACGCAACCGGGAGCCGCTGTCACGAGCTGCCTGCCCCAGATTGAGCCGGCGAAGTCGGTGTGGTCTGGCCGAAATGCCTACCGGGACAACAATCCGGATTGGTGGAGGTGGCTGTATGGCGGGGGCTAGGCCGAAGGTTACTCCGCAGCGTCAGATTCTTGTGACGCTGCCGGAGGACAAGATGATGCGGCTTGTGAAGCGCGCCGGTGAGGTTGATATGTCGGCGCATGACTATGCAGCGTGCAAGCTGCTGGAGGCGATCAAATGAATGGATTCCTAACAGGTTTGGGTCTCGGCATCTGATGGGCGCGGAAACTCGGGTCCTAGATATTCTTGAATCGCTCATTGATGACGACCCATGTAGCTGGGATCACAACCACAGTTGTCAGGCGCACGGATACTTCTACCTAGATCAGGGCGAGCTTTGTCCGCAAGAAGACGCGAAACGCTATGTGCGTGACGCTAGGCGCGAGCTGAATGCGTGATGGCTAGCGACAGTATGCGCGCCAGGCTTGAGCTGCGCCGATCAAATGCGGCTGCCCCGCACCGTAATAGGCACCGTGAACGTAAGTCCGGCAAGGGGCTGCATCGCGACGCCGTGGCGGAATGGGGGAATGATGCCGGGGAATCTGCGGAAGAGCGCTGGGAAGCGTGGGAGTGGCCGTACCGAGGCTGACTACCTGAAAGCTCGGAAACGGGCTCTGCGGGCCTCTCAAGTGTGCGCAGGCTGCCACCAGGCGATTGACCTGACGTTGAAACCTATCTGCCAGTACGTGAATACGGACCGGTACACGGTGGAGACGGCACACATGATTCCGCGTACGTGCGGGGATGGGTGCAAAGGTCATGCGCGGAAGGCAAATCCGTGGTCTGCGTCTGCGAACCACAAGATCCCCGTGTCCAAGCTACAGCCGGACTCAAAGTTGTTGACAGATCACCGGAACCTTGAGCCGATGCATTTGAAGTGCAATCAGACGCTCGGTGACCGTGTGGTTGTTAAGGCGAGGCACAAGGTGTCTCGGGATTGGTTTGCATAGTGTCTGAATTTGACGACGAATCGAACATCATGGTTTCCGAGCTTCGGATTATCAAGTACATCGACGGCGACGGCGATTTGCATGTGGTCGATTTGTCGCAGGCTGCCGGTGGTGACGAGCTTGAGGAACCGGAGTATTTGAGTCTTATCGAGTGGGCTCGCGCATACATCCTTGCGGATAACGTGATGTCGATTATCGCTTCTCGCACTGAGGGTTACGGGGATGATGAGTGAACCGTAGCGAGTACATCTCTGATGTCGAGTGCCGCTGCGATGTGTGTGACGACATGGTTCGACTTGGTGATGTTGTGTTGGAGCGCGCGGGGGAGTTGTTTCATGCCGAATGCGGCTGATTGGTGCTATGCGCCGAGTTGCGAGTGTGATCGATGCGAGGACTACAAGCTAGCCAACGGGATGACGATGAGGTACCCGCTGGCCAGCACGCGGCCCGCTGCCGACGAGCGACCACATCGGGGGTTCCTGAGATGACATTGCCGACTCTTGAACAGATTGACGAGGTAATCCAGGTGACCGGCTACGCCTACCAGGCCGGCGGATACCCGGACGAAATGTCTGACTTCGCACGCAAGTACACCGATGGTGACGGCGGTTTGTTGAATGCATTGCGGGACTTGCGCTATGCGCGAGCACTGTTGTCTGGAGCTGACTAGCTCCTTGGTTCGGTAGGCAAATCGGCAAAGCCGCCACACTCAAAATGTGGTGCGTGTGGGTTCGACTCCCACCCGGACTACGTATTGCTGCCTTAGCTCAGTTGGTAGAGCGGTCGTCTCGTAAGCTACAGGTCGCGTGTTCGATCCACGCAGGCAGCTCGGGGGATCGTATTGTGTCGGCATGGACGATCCGGTGTGGGTGTTGATGTCCGCGATGCTGGCGATGCTGAGTATCGGACAGAGTTCGATGATGTTGTTGTCCAAGGTGATTGGGCTGTCAGAACGCAAGGTCGCCACCTTTATCAGCAAGCTGATCGAGTGCGCGTCGTTACTGGCCCTGGCTATGGCCACCGGCACCCTTCTGTGGACCTATCAGTCTGCCCACCCACCTACTCCGGATGAGTTGGATCAACTTAAGCATCTGCCTGCGATGCAGTTGATTTCTTCCGCACTGCATATTTACTACCAGACGGTGATAATGGCGGTAATCGCTTTCGCATTGCTGTATGCCTGTTTCAGGCTGGGGCGGGTGCCGGGTGATTTCGCAAAAATCGTTGGTTTCACGATAGGGCTGTTCGGCTTCGGCCTGATCTCTTTAGCTATAATCCCTCAAGTGCAAATCGCTTATCCGAAACCGAATCGTGGAATGGATTATTTCTTTTACGGCGCGTTCGCGGATTTTATCTTGGCCGGGGTAGTCATGTTCTTCGGCTGGGCGACCAGACCGAGGAAAGGCGCGGAGGCGGTCGCCTTGAGGGCCTCGTTGCGGTCGGCTCTGCGTTCAGGTGGGCAGAAGTTCGATAGCGCGGCGTTTTGGTCCTAGCCGTCTTGGGTTTTGATCGTCTTCCCCGGATAGATGATCTATTGCGCGGTAGAGCAGTTTGGTCAGCTCGCCAGTCTCATAAGCTGTGAGGTCGCGGGTTCGAATCCCGCCTGCGCAACGTAGTCCCCATGTGTCGCCTCTCCCGTCTTGAGCGGTGAAGCGTGTGGGGTAAGTAGTAATCGCATTGTGGCGCAGTTGGTTAGCGCGCCGACCTGATAAGTCGGAGGTCGCAGGTTCAATCCCTGCCGATGCGACGTTAGTGCTGAGGTTCAGTGCAGATGGTGAACCGGCGTATCGGGTGGGCGAATCCGCCTGTTGGGCACACACCCGCTGTTTGGGTGTCGTAGACGATGCTGATCGGCTTCTCACGCCGGGGCGCTGTGTTGTCGTTGCACGCGGCGCGCACAACGGACACCTTGCCGATGCTGAGGCAGTCTTTTGTGCTCCACGCGTAGTCCAGGCAGGCCGCGAATCCACCATCGGGAGTGTCAAGGTAGAACCGCTGCTCGGCGTCTTTGACACACTGGTCGGGCATGGAAACTCGCTGTATCACTTTGTAGCCGTTAGCCGGTGAGCCGCAGTCAACCACTTTCAGCGACGGTTTCTCCCTTGGCCCCTTAAGGCTTACGCATGATCCGATGGGCGCGATGGCTTCGCCAGGAATGCCGGCTGGTTGCTCCGGGTATTGGCCGGTTATCTGGTCGAAATTGGGGGCCGTGCTTACGTCTGCTCCTGGCTGTGAAGTACCGCATGCCGTGGCAGTGAATACCGTTATGCAACAGACGATTAACTTACTCTGCATGTCGGCCTGTCTGCACTTCGGTTGACGGGTCATCGTCCAGCGGTTGAGGCTGCTGGTTGCGGCGCTTCGCGCGACGGGACACGAACACGATCAGCGCGACAATGAGCGCGAGCACCGCTGCGACAGCACCCAGAGGTATCGCGACAAATAAGACTGTCTGGACGCTTTCTGCTGACATTATGGTGCCCCTTGTTGGCATTGCTTGGTGAACTCATCGACTGCTTTTGACACATCTTTGAACGCCCCTGGCCCCGAGAAGATACTTCCCACGGTGCCAAGGACCGCCTTAGCGATATCGTACTGCTTGGAAAGTACCTCACCGGCGGTGCAGTACTTGGTGTCATAGGGATTCAACTTGCATAGTGGCGTGGGGTTACTGATAGTCCCCTCGCACTGTTGGTCCTTGGGTTTGACTGGCTTGCGGCGCAGGTCTGGGCACTTCGAGAAGTCCTTGGTTGCTTGGCAATTCAGTTTGCGGTTTTCGTCCTTGATCTTATCGTTATCCTTTTGCAAGTCATCGGTGCGTTTCTCATTTTCTTGCAGTCGTTTCTCGATATCGTCAAGACGCTGGGAGTCGGACTGGCTAGTCTGCGGCTCGTCGCAACCTGAGGTGCACCCACCAGGATCGGGCGCGGGAATGGGGTCAAGGCGTGGATCAAACCAGATCGGTGTACGGCCACCACCACCGATCACTGACGGTGCGGTAGCGGCTGCCGTGTATCCGAGTTTGGTTAATGCCGCTTGACACTTCTGCTGACGCTGGTCCATCTGCCGGGTGGTGTCGTCCTGCTTGTTCTGCGGCTGGTCGGGCTGCTGAGTCTGTGTGGGGGCTTGGCTCGGTTGCTGCTGGGGTTGTTGGCCCTGTTGCGGCGACTGTTGTTGCGGCGCTTGGTAGTCCGGGTTCGGCTTGCCGGGGCCTTGGGTGTATCCGGGGGCAGTCGAGTAATTAGGGGGTTGTGTGCCATGTGCAGGCTGGTCCCAGCTCTGCTGTGGTTGACCCCCCTGCTGGCCTGGAACCTGTTGCGCACCAGGTGATCCCGTATTATATATGCTCACCCCACCGTCCTGATTCAGGGGTGGTTGATTGATGCCGCCCTGATAGTCGGGTTGCTGTGGCGGTAAACCAGGTGGACTGAATTGAGAGCCGTTCATTCCGCCAGGACCCATCCCGCCTCCGGTTGGTCCTGTTGGGTCCGCTGCCACGGTCGCCACGGTCGAGAACCCACTACCAGGCATGGTGTGGTCGCTGGCAACCTTCGCACCCGCTATCGCGATAGCGGCGATGGAGAAGGCGGCCAGGGTTCTTGTGGCGGTGCGTGAGATGGGGCGTTTAGCCTCCGGCCCACCTGGGTGGCGTTGCAGATTCCGCAACCAGTACGTCTTGTACTGGTTGCGAGAGGTCTTGTCGCGAGACATAGGGAACAACGTAGACCATGATGACCAGCACGTAAACCGGAATCAGAAAACTTGGGGCCGGTTTGCGGCTCTTGACGTTCGCGACCTGCGGAAAGGTTGCGAGATGACTGACTGTAGCTCAATTTGGTAGAGCGCTGGCTTTGGGTGCCAGGGGTTCGGGGTTCAAATCCCTGTAGTCAGACCACGCGCAGGTTGGGCTTGTTGGGCAAGGCCCTCCAGACTGTAAATCTGGCGCTTCGGCTACGGGGGTTCGATTCCCTCCCTGCGTACGTTCGGCGCGGCGCTCCAGGGGGCGTCTGCGCATGGGATACTGGCGCGGTGACAGGGCGGGAACATGAGAAAATGTCTTCCAAGGTATTCGTTAACGCGGCTGGCGGGTTGATTGCTGCCGTCGCGTTCGCAATACTCACTTGGGCGTGGCATAAGTGGCCTGAGCTTATGGAGAATGCAAGAAGGTATCAGGAAGTCAGCTCAGGTTACTCGCATTTTCCGACGCCTGTGATTGCGTTTTGGCTTTCAATATTGAAGCCGATCATTATTCTTCTGGTGTGTGCACTATTTTTCATCCTTATGCTGGCTTCCGTTAGTGGTGTTTTGGATTCCAGAAAAGCAGACTCAAGTGATAGAGATTTCTTCACTTTCAACGTCGGCCTATTTCTAGGAGTTTTGACGCCTCTTGTGGGATACCTAGTGGTTACGCGTATTCCTGGGGTTTGGGACGATGCTGTTTTCATGTGGACGAAATAGGCGCATAGCTCGGTAGCTCAACTGGTAGAGCGCCCGTCTCCAAAGCGGGTCGTTGCAGGTTCGATTCCTGTCCGGGTTGCAATAGGCCACGGTTCCGCGAGGAGCGGGTAAACCTGGATGCCTGATCACCGATTGTCGGCGGTATATCCGGCTTTGGTTCCGTATCCCAATTGGCAGAGGATTCCGGCTTAGACCCGGTTTAGTGTGCGTTCGAGTCGCACCGGAACTACGCGTAGTAGCTCAGTGGTAGAGCGTCCGGTTGTGGCCCGGAATACTTGGGTTCGATTCCCGGCTATCGCCGCCATACCTATGTGGTCTAATTTGGCATGACACCGGATTCTGGTTCCGGTAATTGAGGTTCGAATCCTTGCGTAGGTGCTTGAAATGTCGCGGTGGAGTAATGGTATCTCGCTAGGCTCTCAACCTGGAGATTGCGGGTTCGATCCCCGTCCGTGATGCAACCAGCTATCATCAGTCTCATGGCGATTCCTATGATTTGGCACCCTGAATATCTCCGTGAGAGCGCCGAGAGACTGCATTCCCTTGAGAAGCGGTTGCGCCTTCACGAAAATACGAGCAGAAGTATGCCGGAGGATAAGGCGCGTGATCAGTACGTAGACATCCGGAACAAGTTCTTTGAGATAGTCGAGGACTGCGAGTTCGGCAGGATTAGTACAGATTCGCCGCTTCGTCATCTAGTTTCGTGGGCAGATGGTGAACTCACGCCTGGGGTTCTGTGTATTGTTTCCGATTTGTTTGCGGATATGGCGCGTAGTCTTGAGTATGCTCATGCGGCGGCGGCGCATGCAGTTAGTCGGCGCGTGAATATGTTGGATAGTTGATTGTGGTAGTCGTATAGCGGCCTAGTACCCCTGCCTTCCAAGCAGGTGACGCGAGTTCAAATCTCGCTTACCACACTTCATTCGAGTTCTTTTACTCGCGCTGCGGCCAGAGACAGAGCAATCGAGACTAACGCATTTGCAGTAGCGTATTGAAGAATCTCGCTAGTTTCTGTCGGCGTCGAAACCGAGATAAGCACCCCATGTGCCTCGTTGGCAAGGGCGTATGCATTTTTCGTTAGGTCGTCGTGGTGCATCTCCATTAGGAGAGCGTACAGCCCTCGCTAGCTCAGTGGTAGAGCTGCTGGCTCTTAACCAGCATGTCCGGGGTTCGATTCCCTGGCGGGGGACAGATGGGTTGCGGGTCGGAGAGGACCACGCCTTAGGTAGCGGTGCACACATATTCAGTGCTGGCCTCGAATGTATGGGGAAAGTAATGCAGCGGGGAGTCCTGCGACCAGTCTTGAAAACTGGGTAGCGCGTAATGGCGCTTGAGGTGCGAGTCCTCTGCTTTCCACTCAGGGCCGTTAGTTTAGTCGGTAAAATTCCTGTTTTGCACGCAGGAGTCCGGGGTTCGATTCCCCGATGGTCCACTTTGTGCCGTTGTGTCCGATTGGTTAGGTGCTGGCCTGCAAAGCTGGTTAGTCCGGTTCGATTCCGGAGGACGGCTCTACGCCGAATTCGGCTAGTACCTTGCGGGCAGTGCGAGCGTCGTTACTTCCCTCTGGTGCTTCGGCTAGCACCTTCTGTGCCCACCGGATTGTCCCTTGGTGGTCTGGGGTTACGTCGATGGTGTGTTCCATGTTCATTCCTTCGTAGCTCAATTGGCAGAGCGTCCCGCTGTTAACGGGGTGGTTGGTGGTTCGAGTCCATCCGTTGGAGCTTCTGAAATTCGTCCAGCTTGGCGATTAAAAGCTGTGCAGAGTTGGGCGTGTCTGCCGGTTACTGGCGCTGCGTGGTTCAGTGTTCGTCGCGGCGACGTTCGACGTGCCAGCCGGCACGCCAGGCGCGGGCATCGTCTAGGTCACCGGGTGGCGCGGGGATATGTGGGTTGCCTAGTGCTGGTGTGCCGGCCTTGTAGGCGTCCTTGCCGTCTTGGTAGACGGTCGCGCGGTGTTCGGCGTCTGCCGGAGGTTCTGGCGCGGTCATAGTGTGAGTGTATGTCGTGCGTGCGGTCATGGGTGGTTCCTTCTATGCTTGGGGTGCCGACCAGGCAGGGGCAACGTTTCTATTCATCGGAAATCTGTTGGTCCCCAACTCCTTCCTGGTCGGTTCTAATTTGGTCCAGCTTGGCGATTAAAAGCTGTGCAGGGTAGGGCGTCAGGAGTAGTTACCCGTCTAGCCTTCCTCGTGCTCGACGGGCAGGACATCTATGTCGGTGATTCTGGCATGCCATTCCCTACCCCAACCGCCGCGCAGGGTTCCGCTGCGGGCACGATCACGGCGACCGGCGATCTGGCCGGCGTTGCGCTGCGCGAGCTCTAAACTGCTTGCCCATTGCACGAGTGCCGGGTATCGGTTGCCGGTGTGGGTCTCGGTGGCCGAGGTCACAGTGATCACGGCGTGGCTGTACCTGCGTCCGGTCCGCGTGTAGGTCTGCCCGTTGTGGCGAACAGTGTTTGTTACCTTGGGTTTAGGCACATTAGTCCCCCTTGCTTGCTCTATCGGTTGTTGATGTAGCCGGAACCGGCGTAGTGCTGGCCGCTGTCCATCTGGTCGCGCAACATGCGGTAGGTGATGCGCCCGTGTGTGTCGAACCATGTCAGCATTTCGTCGCTGGCGTACTTGCGCAGTTCGCGCAGGTTGCAGAACCACAGATTGCGCGCGTTGTACTTACCGGCGTGCTGGCGCTTAGTCATGTGCCCGCGTGTATCGGCTTCCGCGCGTAGGTATTCCATCTCTGCCACGTCTCGGTGGTAGAGCCTCACCAACTGGTCATAGCCGGGTGCAACGTATCCGAGTGAGCGCAGATCTGCGATTGCCTTCTGACGGTTGGTCAGTTCGGGTTCCGGCGCGGGTGGCTCGTCTGCCTCGGCGGTATCGACAACTGTGCTGGCGTCGATGATGTCAATTGCCTGATACAGGCAGTCAAGTACGGCACCGTTTGCGCCAGCGGCATGCAGTGCGTCTAATGCGTCGGCAAGTATTTCAAGTTGACGTTGACGATTGGCGAGTTCAGCGGCGATAGCGTTGTGCACCGCTTGCAACTCACCGGTTGGGTAGTCGCGCATATTCACGTGATGTAATCCTTTGGGAGGGTACGAATCGGCCTTACACACATACCGTACCAAGTACGTACTATAAAAGATAGTGGCTATTTGACGCGGATATGCGGATTCTCGCCCGCGACTATGCGTTGCAGGCTGCCACGTGATAGCCCGGTGTGCTGTTCTAGCTCGCTGAATGCGTACCCGTTGGCTTTGGCTCGGCGTATATCGTCGTAGAACTGGTGCGCGAGCGCGAGGATTGCCGCGTGCTGCTCACGCATAGCGGCCAGTACCTCGTCTGCCATGGTTGGACAGTACACGTTCACCGCGCGCTATCTCATGTAGCCGCTGGTCAAGCTGGTCTAGGCGTGTCTGCATGACGCGCATATCGGCTAGCAGGTCACGGCGTTCGCGCTCCACCTTGACGCGTTCGGCGGCAAGCATGGATGCGGCGGTCTCATCTGACATGCCGGCGATGATGGGCAACTGATTTGGTCCTTAGATCAGGGTGAGTTGTTCGGCCTGACTGCGCGTCTTGCATGGTGCGTTGTACAGGAGTCCATGCGTCACGTACTCGGCGAACGGTCGATAATCGCATTTGCGTTCGATGACGACGTACCGGGCCTCGGGGTGGTCGATTATCCAGTCATAGCAGTGCTGCCAATCGTGGCTGACAGCGTGCACAGTCGCGGTGACCGGGTTACGGACAACCCAAGGGTTATCGTCCGGCCCGACCGTGACGGATATCAGCGCGAGTGCTTCAACCTGAAACATTAGATGATGTCCTTACCCGCTTGCTGTAGCTCATAGACGTACATATGCCCGTTAACGTTGCCCCGTTCACGCGTGATGCGATCAAACGTGTCAGACCAGCGTTGGCAGGGGTCAGTGGTGGCCCACTGCTCAAATTCTGGCGATTCGTAATCGTCGTTGGGTGGGTCGATCCATTCGGGACGTTTGAGCGGGTACCGCTCGCCCACGCGCCGGGATAGTTCGAAGTAGACGCGGCGGTATCCGGAATCGTCGGGGTCGCTTCGGTAGAGCTGTTCGAATGTGCGCGCGGAGGGCAATAGGTGCTCGGGGTGCGCGTCGATCAGTTTACGAATCTTGTCCATGGCACTCATTGGGTGTGTCCTGTCTCGGTAGATGTGGTCACAGTGCCCGCATGGCGGCAAGACGTTCACGCGCTGCGGTTTCTTCGCGTTCGGCCTCTACACGCTTCTTGGTGGCGCTATCAACGTCGTCTAGTGCGTCGGCAACCAGCGCGTCCTTGGCCGCTTCAATGGTGAGGTACTTATCAGCGGCCAAAATCGCGGCTTGCTTAACCTTGTCGCGTGCGCTGTCCGTCAGATGGGTGTACGACATCGTGGCGCGGTAACCAATGCGCTGCATGCCGGCATCGGTGAGCATGTCGCGAATCTCCTCATGCCAGCATGCCAGGCGCGCGGGTTCGAAGGCGGCGTGTTCGTAGTTGTCGTACTTCTTGCCGTTGACGGTCAATTCATCAGGGGCGAATGACAGGGTGAGGCGAGCCGTCGTGAATGCGGGCTGTTCAACGCGCTTGTCCCCATCCCAATATGAATCTGCCTTGACTGTGTGGGCACGAATGCCAACCTTGGCGATACCGTCAATACCGCGTCCTTTGATGTGGATACGGATTGCATTGTCATTGGTGCTGAGTTCGGTGATGTTCATGTGGGAGGGTCCTAACTACGGGTGGGAGGGTAGTTAGCAGAGTCGCTAGCGTCTGTCTGTCGCTGTCCTAGTCTGGCCTGCTGATCAATACCGTACCAACTACGTACGGTAAACGCAAGCGTGAATCAAGAAACCACGCACCACCTGCATGTATGACCATTCCCATCGCCGGTATGTGTATTACGTACCAACCAAATACGCAACACATGCCTGTATGCATCGCTGTACGCCACGCGCAGCCACCAACGCGCACACATGGGCGCATTCACCCACGCCGTGCCTATTCAACCCATGTAGGGCGATTCAACCCCTAAACATTCACACCCTCGGTTTACCCGTTACCCACCGCCACATACACCAATCAGCTATGTGTAACCACCCTCAACGGCAACCACACCGATATCTGTAACCCCACCCAAAGCGCCCAAGTTTGCACGCTAACTTTGCATTAACGCAGGTCAAGTCAAGAATCAGTGCCGATTTTATATCGGATCTATGGCCATCTCAGCTAACGCTGCCTGCGGCTACCCATTGCTACCGTCTGAGCTATTCGTGCTGGTCAAGACCCGAATTGATTGGCCATGGACCCCTGGGGGGTGCCTCAAATTGCCTGGTCAGCACACGCCTACCTCGGCCAGCGTTTCCTCTCTCTCCGGTTGCAGGGTGCCGGAAAACTGCTGGTCGCACTTGCATTTGGGCAGGTCGCGCTAATCCAATGAATCGGGGGTACTAGATGCAGGAAAACGAGGTCCCATTCGGGCTTTCGTCGGCGGGAACAGAGCTGTGGGCTGGGGTTACGTCGGGCCGGGAGCTTGATGCGCCGTCCAAGGTGCTGCTTGTGAATGCGTGCCGTATCGCGGATCGGCTTGATGATCTGGTGGAGACGATTGGGTCTCGGTTGACGGTGATCAATGATCAGGGCACCGAGACGATTAACCCGCTTATCTCTGAGCATCGTCAGCAGTATGCGACGTTGGCTGCGATTTTGTCGAAAATGGGTCTTGGGGAACTTCCTAAGTCGAAGTCCGGTCCGTCTAAGTGGGATGAATTGGCGCGTCGTCGCCAAAATCGGAATGCGGTTCCGCAATTGAAGGCCGCTTAGTGCCGGGAATGATGCGTTGGACGTGTAGCCGGGGGTGCTGCACGCGGGGGAGTCGTCGTAGGGAACTTCGCCTGTGGCGGCGTGAGGTGTTTGACGAGATTTGGCCGGATTACGGCGTGGAGTACGAGTTTTTCAGGCAACGGGCTGAGGCCGGTTTGCCTTTATTGGGGGGCGCTTCCCTCCAGTTGTAGGGGGGATCTTGACGACGGCGGAACTGGATGTTTGGGAGCCACTTACTGACACCACGAGTGTCTATCCGAACCTGATCGGCTCGCAAGAACCGCGCCTATCCAATTATCCGACGTTTTTTACGTCGATGGCCGATGACGGCATGGATTTCATCGAGACATTCGGGTATCGGCTGCTGCCGTGGCAAGAAGCCCTATTCAGGGCATCGCTCGGTCAGACAAAAGAGAACCTATGGTCGGCGCGCCAAGTCGCTCTCATCGTGACCAGACAGCAAGGGAAAACCGAGCTGCTTGAGGCACGCGAAATGTTCGGCCTGTTCGAGCTGAATGAGCGCATTTTCCATACCTCGCAGCAGGCCAAGACGAATACGCAGGCGTGGCAAGCGCTCACGTCCAAGATCGATTCCTATCCCGATCTTGAGGAAATGTGCCTGCCGCATAAGAACGGCGGCGAGGAAGTTTCCATTCGTCGGCGCGGTCGCGGCAATGGATTCATCCGCTATATCGCGCGGTCACCGAACTCGGGTCGTGGTTTCCGCGACATCGACTTGGTGATGTGTGACGAGGCGTATGCCCTCTCGCCTGCCGAGTGGGCCGCACTGGGGCCGACACAGCGCGCCAATGCCAATCCGCAGACGTGGTTCACCTCGTCAGCGGGCACCGATCAGTCGGAGATGTTGTCCAAGGTCCGTGACGCGGGCGTGGCGCAGGTCGATCCGTCGCTGCTGTTCGCCGAATGGTCGTTGGCTGAGGGGTCGGACCCCTCTGACCGCTCGTTGTGGCCGATCGCGCAGCCCTCGCTTGGTGCACCGTTTTGCACGGTCCGGAACTTGGAGTCTGAGTTCACGACGATGACGTTCGCGGAGTTCGCGCGCGAGCACATGGGCATGTGGGACGACCCGCGCGTCAACTCGGTGATCCCGATGGATTCCTGGGATGACTGCAAGGTTCCGGATTTGCCGGATGGCTCAGCGCCGGTCGTGGATATGCACTGGACGGTCGCCTCGGTTGATGTGGCCCCAGATCGCGCGTGGGCCTCCGTCGCGGTAGCGGGCAAGCGCCCGGACGGACGAACGCATATCGAGGTTGTGCGGGCCGATCAGGGCGTGAACTGGATTGTGCCCACGATGCAGCGGTTGATTGCGTCATCGACCCCACCACGCGCTGTGGCGGTGCAGGCCGGTGCGCAAGCCGGCGCGTTCGGCGCGGAGCTTGAACAGGTCGGCTACAAGGTGTACATGCTCTCGCCGCAGGAGATTTCAGCGGCGACAGCGAAATTCCATGACGACATTGTGTCGGGACAGTTGACGCATTTGGACGACGAGACCCTGATTGCGGGCTTGTCCGGCGCGACGAAATACCCCATCGGAAAGATCGAGCATGGCGGTTGGGGCTGGCTGCGTAAAGGAACGTCAGTCGATATTACGGGGATTGTCGCATGTTCTTATGCGAACAGGATTTTGACTTTGGAATCGGCAGAGGAAACTTTGACGAAGAAGAAGCGGTACAGGATGGCATAAATTGGCGATTGAACTACCTTCCGCGATTTCACACCATGAAGTTCGGAAGTACGTTTCTGATGTCGTGTGGCCGGAGTTCATTCACCGGCGAATGAAGTTGGACAAGATCGCGAACTGGGCGCGTGGCGCGCAGCCGGACTACCTGATTGCCCCGGCCAACAAGGAGAAGCGCGCGCTGCTCAAGCTCGCGAAGACGCCGTGGCTCGGGCTGGTGGTGACCACGTTCACCCAGTGCCTGTTCGTGGACGGCTACCGGGCCGAGGGCGAAAAGATGAACGCGCCAGGGCAGTGGCAGACCTGGAACGCCAACAACATGGCCAAGCAGCAGATCGGAATTCACCGCGCCGCGCTGACCTACGGGTACTCGTACGGGCGCGCGCTACCAGGGGTGGCGTTGGACGGCGCGAATCAGGCGACATTGGCCGGCTTGTCGCCGCGCTCGCTGCTGGCACTCTATGAGAATCCAGTGTCCGATGAGTATCCGCGCTACGCGTTGGAGCTGATGCACAACGGTTCTGCGGTGCGGTTCTACACCGACCAGTACTACTACGACCTGCCCATGCCGACCAGCGGTGAGTTTCCGGTTGATCCGGAGCCGGCGTATCACGGCGTCGGGGTGTGTCCGTTCGTGCGGTACGTGAACATGATGGATCTGGACGGCTTCACCATGGGCGAGGTCGAATACCTGATTCCAGCTGCCGCCAAGATCGACAAGACCGACTTCGACCGACTACTTGCACAGCATTACAACTCGTGGAAAGTCAAGGTGGCCACCGGCATTGACGAGCTGGACGCGGAGTCAACGCCAGAGGAAGCCCAGCAGGCCAAGTTCAAATTGGCCCAGGACGACATTCTCATGCACGGCAATCACGAGGCGAAGTTCTACACGCTGCCAGAGACGGCGCTGGACGGCTTCATCGCCTCCCATGAGCAGGATGTGGAATCGCTGGCAAGCAACGCGCAGCTGCCGTCCTACCTGCTTACCGGCAAGCTCGCCAATCTGTCCGCAGATGCGCTGACAGCGGCAACCAAAGGCACTACGCAGAAACTCTATGAGCGTCAGGTGACGTTCGGGTCGGCGCACAACCAGTTGATGCGCCTTGCCGCGCACATCGAGGGCGATGCGGCGGCGGCACGTGACTTCACGGCGTCGGTGTCGTGGCAGGACACCCAAATTCGTTCGTTGGCTCAGGCGGTCGATGCCTACGGCAAGGCCGCGCAGATGCTCGGTATGCCCAAGCAGTTCTTGTGGTCGTTGATTCCGGGTATCACGCAGTCGGACGTTGAGGCGATGGAAAAGCATTTCCACGACGACGATCCGGTGACCAAGACATTGCTGTATTGGAACAACGGTCCGGGTCAGGACCCCAATGCGGGCAAGCAGCCGGGAGTTCCGGGGAATGACGGGCTCCGCGTGGCCGCATAACTAAATAGGGGGTTCCGTGGCAACTGAGCGCAAGCCTAAGGAGCCGAAAGCGATTCCGGCGCTTGCCGAATGGTATGCGGCACGCCATGCCGACCAGCAGGACGGTATCGCAGATCAAGTGGCGGCCGGCTTGGGAATCCTTTGGGCCATCCTGCAATTCAACGACCTGGACAAGACCACGCCATCGTGGCTGCACGCTACCACGCTTGAAATTGAGAAGGGCTACCAAGCAAGTAGCCAAGCGGCGTTCGAGTATGTGCAAGCTGCGAAGTGGTCTGTCGATCCGCAGTCCTCGCCGCTGGCGAAGGTGAATGTGCCTTTGCCGGTGGCAGATACGCAGTTGAAGATGCGGGTAACCGGTCCTATCGAGGTCAAGCGCAAGATGCCGGCCCCGGAGCGCGACGCCATGGCTGCCGGTCAGAACTCGTCCACGGGTGCTGGTGTTACTGCGGCGGTGGATGGCGCGCGTGAGCAGGTGCTTGCCCAGGTGCAGGCTGAATATCGGCGGGTTGTGAAGCAAGAGGCAAAAGCCTTGACCTCCAATCCGGTTCGTGATCGGCAGTGGGCGTCTCTTCGGAAATGGGAGGCCGAGCTTGCCGAGCTGCAAGCCAAGGGCACTGCGGAGACTTCGGGGCGTGTGCGTCGGCTCAATGAGCTGATTGCGCCGGTCCGGGAAGCTCTCGGGGACTACACGCCATCGGGGACTGCGGTTCCGGTGGACGGTTCTGCGCGGGCGAGGCAGGCAAGCCGTGCGCGGCGGTCCACGGGCGGCAAGACGGCGATTGGGTATGCGCGGGTCACCGATAACGATCCGTGCTACTTCTGCGCTGTGCTGGCCTCGCAAGGGGCCGTCTATTACAGCGAGGATTCATTTGACCGGTCGAACTCGTTGATTCGCGAGGTCACGTGGACAAGTAATAGCGATAAGGGTACGCGGCGCGCGTTCCTTGGTGATGGTCCGGCGAAGGTGCACGACCACTGTCGTTGCACGCTGCGTCCGGTGTATCGGGAAGCCGACAAGTACGACAAGCGTGCCAAGTATTTCCTGGATCAGTGGGACACGCTGACGGACGGATTAAGTGGCAAGGATGCCATGAACGAATTCCGGCAGAAGTATGTGCCACCTCCACCGTACAGCGCAGATGTGCTGGATGTGAAAGAGCGGACGCGAATTATCGCTGACGTTCGCCATAACCGTGAGGCTCTGATGTCGCGCGGGTTCGCGGCGAGTTCGCCGCAAGTCAAGTTTCTTGACAGTTCGATTCGGAAACTAGAAGCAATCTAGGTGCGCGGGACAGTCAACGCGCGATTTATTGGCTGGTTAGATAAGGAAGATTGTAGTAAATGCCAGAAATTGTGACTCCAGAAGTTGATACCAACACGCCGGTTGATAATCCGGGTAACGGCGATCCGGTGGATAACGGCAACGCGTCAGATGACGATGCGTTCGAGTCGATTGTTCTTGATTCGCAGGAAGCTGTGAACAAGTTCATGCAGAAGCGCATCGCTCGTGTGGAAAAGAAGTACGAGGGATTCGAGGACTTCAAGGCCAAGGCTAGCCAGTTCGATCAACTGGAAGCTGAAAAGGGTTCTGACATCGAGAAGTTGACCCGTCGCGCGGAGAAGGCCGAGAAGGAACGCAACGAGCTACAGGACAAGGTCACCAAGGCTGAGCGCACTGATCTTGTGCGCGAGATTGCCGACGAGCTGGGCCTGCCCAAGAAGCTGGTTGGCCGTGTACGTGGCGATACCGAGGACGACATTCGGGCAGATATTGCCGATCTTCTGGAAAGTGTGCCGTCGCCTACGACGGAGGGTGATTCAAAGAATAAGAAGGATGATGCCGGTAATGACGGCCCTCCTTCCGGTGCTCCGAAGTCGAAGTTGAAGTTCGCCGCTACTGGCGACGAGTCGGACACTTTGAATATCAGCGCCGATGAAGTTTTGAAGCGTGTTCCACGCGGCGGTGGCGGTACTTACTAACTAGCCGCTGTTTAACAACTAAATATTGAAAGTGGGGGGTTTTGTCTCACATTTTTGTGAAGCCCGAGCTTGTTGCCGAGATTGGTATCAAGCAGCTCCAGCGCGAAATTGTTCTGCCTGGACTTGTTTGGACGAATCCGCTGACGAACTTCGGTGGTTCTAAGAACGATACGATCACGGTTCGTATCAAGGCGATCACGACCGCTAATCGTCGTGATTTGCGTTCGGCTGACCGTTCAGTCGTCGCGTCTGATCTGGTCGAGCATTCAATTGCCGTGACGCTCGATAAGCACATTTACGCGGCATTGAAGTTCACCGATGAGCAGCGCACGTTGGACATCGTTGACTACACCGATCAGGTTATCAAGCCGCAGGTCTCTGCTGTCGCCTATGAGCTGGAGGACTATATCGCCGAGCTGATCGAGGGCGCTCCTTATGAGGAGACGTTGCTGATTGATCCGGCGGATACGGTTCCGGCGTTCATTTCCGCCGACCAGCGTCTTGGCGAGAACTTTGTTCCGCAGAACGACCGCGTGTTGGTGGTGGGTTCGTCGGTTGCCGCTGCGCTGGCCAAGGATCACCAGTTCCGTCACGCCGATTGGTCGGGAGATTCGGCGAACACGGCGCTGCGTGATGCGCACGTGGGCCGCTTGGCGGGCATGGACGTGATCAAGTCGCTGGCCATCGCTCCGGACAAGGCCTACGTGTGGCACCGTTCGGCGTTCATCTTGGCCACTCGTGCCCCGGTGGTGCCTGAGGGTGCTCGTGCGGGTGCCTCGTACGCGGTCGGCGGTACGGCGCTGCGCTGGCTGGCTGACTACGACTACTCGCAGTTGGGTGACCGCACGTTGCTTGACGTGTTCGCGGGCCGTCAGCACGTGATCGACCCCAACCGTGGATTCATTCGCGCCGTGGAGCTACAGCTGACCACGGACGGAATCAAGGTTGCCGGTGGCGATTTCGCGCTGTTGACGACCACGGGTACGCGTCAGTTGAAGGTGCGCGACAACAACGGCACCGATGTGACGGCACGTTCGACGTTCACCTCTGCCACGCCGGCTAAGGCCACGGTTTCTGCTGACGGCCTGGTGACGGGTGTGGCTGCGGGCACGTCGGTGATCACGGCGTCTTACGTTCCACCGCAGGGTGGCGCGGCCAAGACGGCAACCGTGACGGTCACGGTGCCGTAAGCGGGGTGTGGTGATGGCGGGTTTGTTGGCCTCTGTTGATGAGCTACAGACCCTCATGCACACGGAGTTCTCCGGTGAGGCTCGCGAGCAAGCGCAGCTTGTGTTGAGCATTGTGTCCAGCTGGGCACGGGTGGTGTCCGGTCAGCTGTGGCCGGACGCCCCCACCGGGGTTCCCGATGACGTGAGGGCGGTCGTGCTGGCCGCGTCCCGCCGCGAGTTGCGCAATCCCGACCGGGTGATTACCCGGCAGATGGGACCGTTCAACGTCACCTACAGCGCACCTCCGGACGGGTTCTTTTACCCGGCTGAGTTGGCGATCCTTAAGCGTTTCAAGCGCAGCGGGGGATTGCGCACGGTAGCGACGACTCGCGGCGATACGCCATGCATTGGGACGGCGTTTCTCCAGTACGGCAATGGCGATGTGTTGTTCCCGGCGTTCAGCGCGTTCGAGCCGGGGTATGACGAGGCGATCCACGTATGTTGAGCCCCACCGTATCCGAGAAGGTAACTGTATTCCGGGGCGGTACAGACAAATACGGCAATCCGAACAAGGCAGTCCACGGGACTGTTGACGGGGTGTTCGCGTGGGGCGGCTCGCGCGGCAACGGTGCCCGGTTCACACAATCGAACGACCGGCGCGAGGCAGCGGCGATCAACGCGGACTTCTACGTAGCGCGCGGCACAGATGTGCGTGCCCGCGACCGGTTGAAGCGTTCCAACGGCGAGGAATACACCGTTGTGGGACATGCCTTGTGGGACCAGCACCATCCGATGGACGGGTTTGACTTCGGGTGGATGGTATTCAATTTGGAGTCGCTCAATGGTTGATAAATTTCCGTTGTTCGATATCGACGTTCCGAGCCCGAATAAGGCTCTGGCGCAAGTGCTTGCCTCTGCTCCGGGGTTGAACGCTGTCTTGATGAAGACGGGCCAGCAGGTAGTGACGCGCTACCAGGCTCATGTAGCGAAGAAGACCGGAAGATTGGCCGATTCGGCTCTGGCACATGTCGTTATGGGCGGGAACAAGAAACGTGACCGCATGGTCGGCAAGGTGACCGTGGGTGGTCAAGCTGCGTTGTCCGACTGGAAGGGCGAGCCGTTCTCCTACGGTCCGATGCATGAGTTCGGGTCTCGCACACGGAAGATCGATTTTCCGGCCGCCGATGACCTTGCGGAGGTAATGAGGTCAATGTATGAGGGGGTGCGGTAGTGGCTATTGCGTTGCCGTCATGGTTCGAGCACAACTTTGTGAACGTCGAGAACTTGATGATCGACATTTTCACGAAGGTGTTGCCCGACATTGAGTCTGGGTGCTGGACCCCTGACGGATGGCTCGATGAGCAGCTACCTGGCGAGGTTGATCCGATGTTGTGGTTCGTCAGGTTGCCTGGCGGGTATGTGGATTGGGACCGGCACCGGGACCAGAGCCTCGTGCAGGTCAGTGCTGTCACGGGCAGTCGTGATGACTCGTGGGACGTGATGTCGGTGGTGCGGTCGGTGCTTTTGCCGATGCAGGGCTTCAAGTTCACGATGGCTGACGGGTTCACCGCGCAGATTCACTGTGCGGGGGAGAAGTCGGGGCCGAATCTGCTGACGCCGGGTCAACAGCTCGATACGCGCGTGGTTACCGCCGTATTCGACGTGGGGGTTGGTTTGCGTTATCGCAACAACTATTTGAAAGAAGTCGCCGTGCTATAGGCGGCAATTAATAACTTAATACAGGAAGCACAACTAAATATGGTGGATTTTTACACGTTGAAGGATGCGCAGGCTGATCTTGCTATTGCGCCTCTCAACTTGACGGTGCTGCTTGCACCCTATTCTGTTGCTCCAGCATTGACGTTGGAATCGCCTACGGATGGATCTTTGGCTGTGCCTGCGGGCTACAAGTCGGTGGGCCATTTCGAGAAGAAGGCCGGTCTTACGCTCGGCAATGAGTTCGATTCCAAGGATATTGAGGCATACGGCGAGCCTGAGCCGATTCGTACGATTATCAACAAGCGTACGACGACGTTCGAGTTCTCGATGTTCCAGAACCAGCGCAATGTGCTGGAGTTGATCTGGACGCAGGACTTCTCGCATATCCAGCCCTCGGAGTTCGGTGGTGTCGTTCTTGAGGCCCCCAAGGTGCCTAAGAACATCTACTACCGCGCTATTTTGGTCGGTTTGGATGATCGTAACGACCGCGAGGTCTGGACGTACTGGCTGATGCCCAAGGTGAAGCTGGACAAGATCGATAACCAGACGCTCAATGACGACAACGTAATTGAGTACAAGCCGACGATGAAGGCGTTCCGTGATGACACGGTGGGCTATTCGGTGGCGCAGGGCTTTGCTGGTCCGGGCTGGCGCGACCTTGTTGCCACGGCTGGCTTCGGTACGGCTTTGACGGCCATCGACGCCACGCCGGCTACGGCCTCGCTGACGGTCGCCTCGGGTGCTTCGCACACGGTGCAGTTGCTTGTCGAGGGCGACAACGGAATCAATTACACGCCGGACGTGACGTTTACCTCGTCCGCGCCGGCGATTGCTTCGGTGTCGGCCTCTGGCCTGGTCACGGGTGTGGCTGCCGGTTCGGCAACGATCACGGCGAAGAAGGGTGCGACGTTGACCGATACGGTCGCCGTCACCGTTACGTAGTAACGAATGTGGGGAATGAGGGGGGTAACCGTTCGGGTTGCTCCCCTCTTCCTTTCGTATGTAATTTTTGAAATAGGGGGAAACATTTATGGCACGTGTCAGTGCTGCTGCGATGAAGGTTGTCGAGGACGCGGTGAGCGACTTTTTCGCCGAGCTAGTGGGCGAAGTGCGTGTACCGGAGCCGTTGCAGGTCGCGCCGGGAATCGTCTTGACCTGCCCAACCAAGGCGCAGGTCAACGAGCTGATGAAGGCCAAGACTGAGGAAGAGGCACAAAAGCTCATCTTCGGCGACGCCTACGACGAGGCGATGAAGCTGTTCGATCCGCATCCAATTCAGGTGTGGAACAAGTTCATGGACAAGTACAACGAGCATTTCTTCGGGGACAAGTCCAAGGGAAAATAGCGCAAGTCGCTGAACTGGTCGGTCGGTATTGGCGTGCGATTGAATGGGATTTCCAAACAATCGGCGTCAATGCCCTGGACTTTTTCGCGGCTCCTTGCCGATGTGCGCAGTGTCGTACATCGAATGAATTTTATCTACGCTTCGCGCCTCGCCGTGACTGGGATCAGTTCCTACGATTCTACGCAACCTTTGCCTCTATTCGTGGCTCGTATATTCAGTCAGAGATTCTGAATGATCCGGAGGTTATCGAGGCGCAGGCGAGTGCACCGGATGACGAGTGGACGCCGGGATTGCCGCCGTTGTTTGGGTGGAGTCAGCTTATTGATTCGGTGACAAATGTTGCTGATCAGTTGATTGCGTCGCGGGCTACATCGGACAAAGTTCGGTTTTATCCGCGTCCGGAGATTCCTGCTGAGCGGGAACGTAAGAGGCGGAAGGCCAAAAAGCAGGAAAGCGGTCTTGAGGCTGCGCTTGCGCGTGGAATGGATTTGGCGCACGAGCAGGGTATCGACACGGGGCAGTGGACATACCTGTAAACAACTGAATATTGAGGGGGCGCGGTGGCTGCCGAATTTATCGCCGCCCAGGCATCGGTGCTTTTGGTTCCGAGCATTAAGGGCTTCCGGAACCGTTTGAAGGCACAGCTAGCGACGGTGAATGAATCCGTCAAGATCGAGGTCCAGGCCCAGACTTCCAAAGCTCTCGCGGAAATTGCGGCGGCTAAGGAACTGGCCGAGCGTGAGCCGATCAAGCTACGTGTCGATACCAAGGGTATTACCGAGATCCGGCACAAGTACCAAGACTTGAAGACCGAGTTCCGCAAGGGCCTGACGATCAATGTGGCAGTGGCCGGCGCGTCTCAGTTGACGGCGCTTGGTCCGGCCTTGGCGGCTCTGAACCAGTCGATTGTGGCGCTGTCGCAGTCATCTTTATTGCTGCCGGGCATTGTGTCGGGTGTTGTGTCGAGTTTCGGCGCGATGGCCGTGGGTTCGCGCGGTGTCACCGATGCGTTCAAAGCCGTTGCGGCGGCGCAGAAGGACTCTGCCGATGCCGCCCGCAGGCAGCGTGACGCTAATCGCGCGGTGGTGGACGCTACACGCGAGCTGAGTCGGGTCACCAAGGACGCCAAGCGCAACCTTGAGGATCTAAACGACCAGTTGCGTTCTGCGCCTTTGGATGAGGCTGAGGCCGTCCTGAACTTGCAGGAGGCACGTAGCGAGGCTGCCAAGTCGTTCGGTAAGTCGGCACTGGAGCAGCAGCGCGACGCGCTTAGTGTGCAGAAAGCCGAGGAGAGCCTTGCGTCTGCCCGTCGCCGTGGCGCTCGTCTGGTCGAGGACGTTGCAGAGGCCAACCGTAAGGGTGTTGCGGGCGCGGATGCGGTGGTTGCCGCCACCCAGCGTTTGGCGAAGGCTAACGAGGACGCTGCACGGGGTGCGGCGTCTGTGGCCGATCTTGCCCAAGCGATGGGTAAGTTGTCGCCACAGGCACAGGATTTCGTGCAGCGCATCACCTCGCTCCAGGGTGCGTGGAACGGTCTGCGCGGGGCAGTGCAGGATCGTCTGTTCGCCAACCTCGGCAGCGATATTCAGGGTTTGGCGGGCACTAGCCTGCCGATGCTTGAGCGCGGTCTGACCGGTATCGCAGGTTCCCTCAACGGCAACGTGCGCACGGCCATCGGGGAGCTGGGCGGCAGCGGCAATCAGTCGATGATTGACCGCATTTTCGGTAACACCGCTGATGCGCAAGAGATTCTAGGTCGTTCGATCAAGCCGTTGATGGATGCGTTCTTGCGTCTGTCATCGACGGGAAGCAACTTCCTGCCGCGATTGGCTGATGGTTTCGGCGACCTGATGAGCCGGTTTGACCGGTTCATTGTCGAGGCGGAAGCTGATGGCTCACTGGATAAGTGGATCAACGCGGGTATCGACGCGCTCAAGAATCTCGGCAACACGCTGGTCAATGTCGGTTCGATCCTGAACAGTATCTCCGAGGCGTTCACAGGAACGGGCGGTAAGGGCTTCTTGCAGACGTTGCAGGAAGGCACCAAGCGACTGGCCGATTTCCTCAAAAGCGCTCAGGGACAGCAGAAGCTACGTCAGTTCTTCTATGAGGCGCGTGCCGAGTTGGCGCGTTGGCGTCCTGCGTTGGAGCAGATTCCGGGCATGATCCGCAACGTTACGCGGGCAGGGCAGTCCTGGGCTGAGGGGCTATTGCCGTTCTTGCGTGCGGCTTCTCAGTTGTTGAATCAGCATCCGGGACTGGTGCAAGCGATTCTGTTTGCGTACTTGGGTTGGCGAACGGTCAGCCCGATTGTCAAGGGTGTCAGCACTGCGCTGGAGGGCATGAAGAAGGCTCTTGATTTCGTCAGTGGCGCGTTCGGCGGTGCTGGCGGTGACGGCGTGAACGGCAAGACCAAGGCGTTCAGCATGTTGATGGGTCCGGGTGGACCTGTCGCGGCGGGTGTGACGGCGATTGCCACTTTGTTGGTGTCGCAGTATGTGACCGCTCAGCAGGAGGCTGCCGAGTCCGTGGCGTACCACGCCGACATGGTGAGTCGTTTGCGTACCGAAATGGATGGGCTCTCTGGATCGTTGACGCAGCAGGGCTTGCTTGAGAAGTTGGGTCGAGCCGGCGGTTTCGTTGATCCTAACGAGACGAACGCCAAGCCTCGCGATCTGCCTGGTTTGGCCGATTCGCAGCTCGGGGTTTCCCGTGAGCGTTTCGGGCAGGCTCTTACGCCAAGTAATCAGGCTGCGCGTGAGGAGGTTATCGGTAAGGCGCGTCAGGCGATCCTTGACGAGCTGAACTCCAAGCAGTTGGCCGATGTCATCGGTTCTTTCGATGCGGACTTCGTTGACCTGCACAACAAGGGCCGAGCCGATGGTGATCCGAACAGGATCACCAATGAGCTTCTGGCTAAGGCCGTTACCGGTGATGCGCAGGCGCGCGAGGTATTTGAGAAGGCGAAGCTGCCGTTCACTTTGAGTGATCTGCTCTACGGGTATAACAATCCGTTGGATTGGGTGCCCGGTGCCGATGGGGATACTCCGGGCTTGTCTGAGAAGGCAAGGGCTAGCGCGAGTATCGGCCGATTCGTGATGGACGACACCAATCATGCCAATGAGGTTGGCGCGGACACTCGGGCCAACAATCAGGCCGTCGCGGGCCGTGCGCGTTTCAAGCCTGGTGTCGGTAATCCGTTCGCAGGGCTGGGTAATCCGCAGCCGTACTGGGAGCCAGGCACGCAGGGTGCAGCGGGTATCCGTGTGAGTTCGCCGCTGCGTGACTTGCAGAAGGATCAGCCGGGTCTTATCGAGAACATTCGTAAGAATGGTGGCCGGTTCGAGGAACTGGCTGACGGCACGATCATTCATCTTGACCCCGATCGGGCCAAGCTCTACTTGGAGTCGTACGCCTCGGGCGGCATGTTCAAGGGCGCTGGCACAGGCGCATCGGATTCCATGATTGCGCGAGTCTCCAACGGCGAGTTCATCACTAAGGCTTCTTCGGTCGCCAAGTATGGATCGGCGTTCATGCACGCGGTCAATGAGGGCAAGATCGACAAGGCTGACCTTCCGGGGTTTGATATCGGTGGGCAGGTTGGGCCACAGATCATTGCGACGCCTCCTAAGCCTCGTACGGACTTGAAGTTCGTTGCGAATGCGCCTGCGGTAGCTTCGGCTCCGGTCGCGTCTTCGGCGGTGGCCTCAGTTGCTTCGATTCCTGTTGCCGCTCCGGCATTTCCGGATGTTCCCGATACGTCGAATCCGGGTCTCTACGATCCGGCGACGGGCAACTATTCGTCGTTGCCAGCCGATTTGGGTAACGCCGGTGATACCTCGGGGCGCAATGTTCCGCAGTCGCCTACGGTGGTGCAGACTGCGCAGGGGCCGCAGATCGCCTCTCCGGGCGGCTATGGTCCTGCACAGTTCGGTGGTTTGGGCAAGTTGCCGGACAACTTGAATCCGGTCAACATTTTGTCGCAGATCGGCGAGATTCTGTTGCAGGCAGTGGCCGGTTTCTTCGGAATCGACCTGTCGTATCTGAATGCAGGTCGCCAGCTCGTTGGCGGTTTGACCAAGCAGGTTGGTGGCGGTGCGGCCAACCCGGATGCGCAGCAGTTGATGGACCAGGTTGCATCGCCGCTGAGCAACAGTGCGTCCGCGTTTCTACCTGAAACCGCAGCGGGCGCTACGGCTTTCCAGCGTGCTTCGGCGATGGCCGATTCGATGCGCGGCAAGCCGTACGTGTGGGGCGGTGGATCACTGGACGGCACGGACTGTTCCGGGCTGGTGATGTACGTCGCTGACGCCTATGTCGGTAAGCCGTTCTCTGGGCGCGACGGCGGAACGATGACCGAGGGCGAAAAGTTGCGTGCCCGTGGCGCTGTTCTGATCGGCGATCCATCGCAGGCTCCTGCTGGAACGCTGCGTATCGGCTGGAATGCTTCGCATACTGCTGGAACGCTGCCCGATGGGCGCAACTTTGAAGCGTCGAACGAGAACACGCCGATCACGATTGGTTCGGGTGCGGCTGGCTATAGCAGCGGGCAGTTCACGAACTGGGCGTACTTCCCGGTGCCGGCGTACGCGAACGGCGGTTTCCTGTCGGGTCCGGGTACCGGGTCGTCTGACTCGATGCTCGCGCGGGTGTCCAATGGTGAGTTCATCACGCGCGCTGCATCTGTGGCCAAGTACGGGTCTGGGTTCTTCCATGCCTTGAACGAGGGCAAGATTGATCGCAGTTCGCTGCCTGGGTTTGACGGCGGTGATTTGGTTCAGGTACCGGGCGCGCCGCCTCCTGCTCCGGCTCCTGCGGCCCAGTCTGTTGGCCCGTTGCCGTCTCCGGCACAGGCTGAGCAGGCTCCGCAGTCGCAGGTTCCGCAGACCGATACGGCGATGCAGACTGTTGGCGACGCCATGTCTGGCCTCGGGTCAGCCCTTGGAGGCGGTGGCGGCGGCGGGGGTGCTTCTCCGGGGGCGCAGGCTCCCGAGGGTGCGACCGCTGAGCAGGACCCACGCTCGATCCTGGGTGCAGCTCCTAAGAATCAGGATCACAATGCGCCGTGGTTGTCCAAGGGCATCCAGGGTGCGGCGTCCACGATTGGGTCTGCTATCGGTTCAGCGATTGGTGCCGCTGGTGCTGCGGGCGGGGCGTTCGCTCCGGGCAGTGGTGCGGCGGCGAGCGCGGCGGCGTCGATGGCACAAGGTGGTGCTCAGATCGCGGGCCAGGCCGTCAGCGGTGTGGTGAACGTTTTGTCGAGCTTGCTTGTGGGAACGGCGTCTGGCGGTACCACGCAGGGTGCTTATGGCGCTCCGGTGTTGCCGCAGGGTCCTGTGCAGTCGCAGGGGCGCGGGCCGGGAATTGTCAACAACTACGGCGACATTCACACCGCGAACTACGACGAGTTCTACAAGGGACAGCAGCGTCGTGAAGCCCAGCAGCAGGCACCCATCCTGCCCATGCGGTAACGACGTACTGCGATAACTAAATACGGATACAGGTAACCCCTGTCCGGCGTTCGGTTTTTCACCGATCACCGGGCGGGGGTTTCTTGTAGGAAAGACAACTTCAATAAGTGACCGATTACCTGAAAATTGAATTGACGGGTCGGGATGGTTCGCACTGGGTTCTTTCAGGTCCAGGGATGGGGCAGCAAGGGGTAACCCTTTCTCCCAACTTGCAGCAGTTCTATGACGCTCCGGTTAAGACGCTGTACGTACCGGGTCCTTTTGGTGAGGAATATGCCGGTAAGCGTGTTCAGCGTCGTGAGATTGTGTTTTCTGTTCAGGCGTGGGACGACGACCCGGACACGTGGCGCACGATTGATTCGGCGTGGCGTTGGGCGTGGGATTACGACGAGGAATCAACGCTCACGGTAACCACGAACGACGGTACCCGTTTTCTGAATGTGCGGCTTATGGAGGAACCAAAGCCGTATTACGAAAAAGATCCGCATATCACGCGGGACAACCCGATCGTGATGACTGTTACGTCCACGTTCCCGTATTGGCAAGAGGAATCTTCGGCAAGCGTTTGGGACACGCTGCACACCGCTGACCGCACGGTGTTCCCGGTTCGCAACGACGGCGATGTGCCGGTGTGGCTGCGGTGGGCGTTCACTGCGCCGGGGCTGTGGATCGTGCCGGACTTTTCGTGGGGCAACGATCTGTACTCGCGCGGCCAGGAGGACTTGGGTCGCACGCTACCGCTGCCTGAGCTACGGGAAAACGAGCACGTCTCGGTCGATTCCGATCCGCGCGTGCAGACGATTATCGCGGTCAACGGTGCCCCGGTTCAGCATCGCTGGAAGGGCAACGATCTGCTCTACCCGCTGATGCCGGGTAAGGGCGCTGACCTGCCGGTGCAGCTCAAGAACGCGCCGCAAGGCGGGGCCTGCAAGCTCACGGTTCCGCGCTGGTTTTCCCGTCCGTGGTCACGTCCGGGGGCGCGGCTATGACGGCGTGGGCGGACATTCTGGCAGCCAACACGGGCGATCCGTGGAAGGCATTTAAAACTCTTGAGCGCCAGGCCGACCAGGTGCGCGCGCAGCATCACGCATTCCGGCGCGCTAAGCCGCTGATCCGGTTGTGGATGAACGATCCAGACGGCGACGCGGGTCTGGTCTATGTGGGGCGCGTCGATTACGACGACACCATTCGGGGAGCGTTCCCGTTCAAGAACAACACAGTTAGTCAGGGCGTTCTTGAATTGCGTGACGACCATTACCTGGCGGTGTGGTTGAAGCAGTTGCCTAACAATCCAGAACTCAAGAAGAACGTCGTGATCACCGTCGATTTCTACGGTGGTCAGAAACGTTGGTCTGGCCTGCTGGATAAGTGGACGATTAAGTCCAAGGATCATGTCAAGTATTTGGAAGTCACCTTCAATGATGACCTCGCATTTTTGCAATACCTGCTCTGCCCTCCAAATCCAGCATTACCGATCCCGGTCCTGCAATTTCCACGCATTTTTGCGCTGGCCGGACCGGCAAAATGGTCGATTTCTGCCCTAATTTTCATAAACCTGTGGCGCGTGCAATCGTCTATTTGGTCGCTTCCTGATGATCCGTTCGATTTGGAATCGTGGGATGATGCCATTGATTGGTCTGACTGGCAGTGCCATGTCAAGGCATCGCCGTGGTTGTTGGACGATTCTTCGCTGTGGACTTTCTTGTCCTCGCGAATGAATCCGGTGGATTCGGTCATCGCAGATTCACTTGATGACGCGCAGCTCACGCTCACATATCGGCGCATCCTGACCGATGACGGCGAGACGGCGGACGGGCTGATCGGTGTTCCGGGCGGCAACGTCAAAAACGGCGCGTTGGTGTTCGAGGTCGTGGACAACTCGAATGCGACCGCCCTTGAGGGCACGTTCTTTGAGGGCACGATCCTGGACGGCTTTGTCCGGTCAGTGATGGTGTACGGCGGCGGGTTTGTCGAGGACTCGTTGAACGTCGTGAACGACGACCAGACATTGCAGCCAGACGAGTACTACCGCTCCGGCTGGTTGGCGACGATGGCCAAACAGCCATGGCTTGTGATCCGCGACAACGAATGGACTCCTATCGAGTCCTCGGACTTGTCGTGGGGTCCGGCCAAGAACGTGGCCGTGGTGGTCGGCGGCGATAACCCGGCAGCGGACGCTATCGCCAAGCTGATCATTGAAACCACGGGAAACCTGTTGGGCTGGCTGCTTTTGGGAGGCTTCTCGGGGGCAGGCGGGATCGCAGCCGATGTGATCATGCCGTTCATTGTCGGCACCATCGCGGCGTGGCTGCACTGGAAGAACACAGGCCGCGCAACGCAACTCGGGTGGGTTCACTACTGGGAGTTGTATCAGCAGGGCGCTGAAAACAACTCGTGGTCGCTGGCGGCTCTGTCCGCGCTGCGCGGCGGGTTCCTGGTCGGGCGTGCCGAGACAGTGCACCTGATGGCGCTGCATGACTCGTGGATTATTCCGGGCCTGCATATCGACATCGGTCAGCGTCTTGGTTCAACGGTGTTGTCCAAGGGCGTTGAGCACATCATCTGGGTCAACCAGTTGGAGGAAATGACCTGCGCCTGGGACAACACGTCCAGTCCTGCGCCGATGTCGTGGGTGCTTAAGGCCGGTAAGTCCGAGCGCGCGCAGTCCATCGGTGAGCGCATGGCTCGTTTGGCGAAAAAGATGAGCGAAGCACTGAACAACGTTGGTGTGCAACTGATTCAGAGCTAATAGGGGGAGAAGTGGCAAAGACTCAATCTGAGTCCAATATGGAAGATCCTGCGGAGGTTTTCGCATGGATGTTTACCGCTGGGGTACCGGACCCGCGCGATGGCGGTGAGGGCAAGTTCCGCAACCAGCCTCTCATTCCGCCGGCATGTTTCCCGGCCCTTTCGAAAATGTTGTGGGACTTCGGATGCCGGTTTCATCCGGAATTGCAAACGAAGTGGATCAAGCCCAGTGATGGCGCATTCCGCAATTTCGAGGTGTGGGAGACCGTGGGCGTCAAGCCGTCCGAAGTGATGCCGCAGGTCGCGGCGATGGCTGCTGACCAGTATCCGGAAATGGCTGCGGCCATTGCCGATATGGACCCGGCTGACCATGAGGCGGCGCTGCGTGAGGTTGAGGACAAATTGCTATCTGGCCTGTCGCGGCTGATGAAGGCGCGTGAACAGATGGAGAAGTCGGGGGACTAATCAATGACGATGCCAGATGGGGGGACTGGCCTGACGCCTGGCGCAGGCTGGCTCCATCCCTTCACGGTGAAAAAGGGCATGTCGCAGTTCGAGGGTCGAACCCGTCCGTATGTCGATGAGTACTACAAGACGCAGATTCAGGGCTCTGATCCGTGGAAAACCGCTGCCGACACGTTCTTTCAGAACATTCTCAAGGGGTTTGGTGACCTACAGAACTTCTTGACTCTGGTGGTCAAGGCAGCTACGGGCGCTCCGGGCGGGCTTGTGGAGCTCACGGCGTTCTTCGCGGCGCGCTGGAATGACTTGGCCGATGCGTTCGAGCAGGCCATTGAGTCGATTGTTGGGTTGAAGTGGCTACGCGACATTCTTACCGGGATCACCGGGGCCACCGATTCACAGGTGCAGAGCTGGGTGACGCAGCTGTTGACGGCGGCCTCGAATCTGGATGCGGGCAAGGTCATTGGCTTGTTGGCGGCGGCAGTCATCCCCGGTTTGGACGCATCCAAGATCACCTCAGGTCAGTTCGCGCAGTCCATGGTTGCCGGACTGACCAATGTGTTGGCCAACTTGGTTGACGGGCTGACGAAGGTCGGCAATGACCTCGGCTCAGTCATTAAAGGCCTGTTCGATGGCTGGTTCGGCGGTGGCGGTACCGGCAGCCCGCAGGAGGTCCAGTACACCATTGCGGCGATCAAAGATGCTGTCGTAAACGGCTATACCGTGACGACTTTCGTTTCATCGCAGGTCAATTGGGCCACGCCGCAGTGTACGGAGATGGTGGCCGTTCTGATTGGTGGCGGTCAAAATGGTGCCGATGGGGTGGACGGGCCTCAGGGGCCGGGCGCTCTCGGGGGCTCGCACGGCTCGTACATCGTGCAGCAGCTTGTGGTTGCTGATCTTCCCTCCGCACTGGACATCCAAGTTGGCACAGCAGGCAATAGGTCCTATGTGCGGTCCGCGAATGGATCTCACACGGGCACGATCATTGTTGAGTCTGGTCCTCATGGCTCGTTGGGTGGCACGGCCACCACGTTCGGCTATGCCGGAACAGCGTCTCAGCCAGGCAGTGGCGGTTTCGGCGCGGCGGGCGGCAACACCATTGGAGGTCGTGAACCGACGCCGGGTGGTCCCGGTGCGCCCAGTACTGCCGCCGTTGGCGGAAGCGCTGGCACCGCTGGTGTCAATGCTGGTGATGGCGGTGACGGGGGCGCTGGCGGCAATGTCTCTGCCGGCGCGTTGACCAAGTGCGGCGGTGGCGGGGGCGGCGGCGGTGGCCGTGGTGGCGGCGGCGCAGCGTTTCAGAGTGCCGGCAACGGTGGCCGTGGCGGGCCTGGTGGCTATCCGGGCGGCGGCGGTGGTGCCGGTGGTGGTCGTGGTCTGAATGCGACGTACGGCAACGGAAACCAGGGGCCTGGCGGACCTGGCGCTACGGGTGTCGTGTGGTTGTTCTACAGGTAATCGAGGGGGATTGATGATTACGGCTGAACTGGTGGCAGAAATGCTGCCGAACTATTGTCCGACGACGAACCACTACAAGTGTTCAGACGGCACGTATCTGTTGGTCACTAAGCCGACACTCGATTCTGTTGGGACACTGAATAAGACGTTGGGGATGACGGTTCCGGTGGCGGCATCGCACCTGCCGATCCACGTCGATGTGTTCGCATCCAACGCCAATGCCGAGGTTCTAGACAGCGACGGCGATCCGTCCAACGGACTGACGCCGATCGCGCGCCTGGTGGCCCAGAGCCATGAGGCTGCGCTGCGGGAACTCGGATACATGCTGGCGGTGGCATAGATGGCACAAGACGTGTACAAGCGGGGCGCAGTAAAGGCATGCGACGGGGCGGTTGCGATGAAGCGCGAAGACGGTTCGGGACCGATGTCGTGGGCGGTGATGACCATCGAAAACGGTGGCCATTACGGCTCTTTCGATGAAGTCGCCGATTGGGAGGATAAGTGAGCCGATGGCGTTGAAGAAGTTTGTCAAGGACCCTCACGCGGTACTGGACTACACCCTTGATTGGAATGCGTGGCTTGCCCCTGGCGACACATTGGTGTCCGCGACAGCGACCGCCACAACGGGGTTGACCGTTGATCAAACCGCGAACACCAATACCGAGGCAACGGTGTGGCTCTCCGGTGGCGCGGCGGGCACGACCTATGACGTGACGGTACATGTGACGACCGCTGGTGGTCGCCAGGACGACCGAACGATTCAGATTCAGTGCAAGGAGTTGTAGTGCAAGCCGGCGAAACTGGGCAAGACGATATTAGTCGAGACGATGTGCAGCTCTTGGTGATTCGGGCTTGGGCCGATGCTGAGGTAACGCGCGGCGAGCAGTCGGAGGATTAGCTAGCTCGTCTGCGCCTTTTAACAATTGAATAGGGAAAACTGAATATGGCTATTGGAATTTCTGTATCTGGGCTAGCCAACCGAATTCTGGACCATTTGCGTGGCGGTACTGCATGGGCGCAGCCAGCGACGTTGCGTGTGCAGTTGCATACGGGCGACCCTGGCGCGAACGGAACGGCGAATCTGTCTGCGGTGACTACGCGTTCGCAGGCGACGTACGGGCCTGCCGCTGGTGGCGCTATCGCGTTGACGGGTACGAATCCGTCGTGGTCCATGACCGCTACCGAGGACATCAAGTACATCTCTGTGTGGGATGCCGCTACCGGGGGTGTGTTCTTGTGGTCGGCACAGTTGGCAGTCGTTAAGAGTGTGCAGGCGGGCGACTCGTTGACGTTGACCAGTTGCGGTCTGTCGCTTGGGCCTTTGGCGGCGTAAATGGCGTTGGGGCTGACGACGATTACGGCGGTCGGCTCTTACACCTACACGTTGCCTGCCGAAGCTAACCGCGTCGATGTAATCCTGATCGGCGGCGGGGGTGGAGGCGGCGGCGGTGATGGTGGACAGGCCACCACGGGTGAGGGCGGCAAGAAGGGTACGTGGCAGAGCTACACCCTGACTCGCTCCGATGGCGGGTCGTGGGCTGCCGCGACGGTGAGCGGCATGGTGGGTGCTGCGGGGCCAGCCAGCCCCAGCAAAGAGACAGCCGGCGGTGCGGGGGGTCAAACGTCCGCGACCTTCAATGGTTCAACGGTCACCGCCACGGGTGGTGCCGGCGGCGCGGGCGCATATGCCGGTAATGGGAAGAACACACCAGGTGAGAGTCCGGGAAACACCACCTATAACGGGCAGACCTATAGCGGCGGTACGGGAGGGTCCACGAATACCGCTGGTACTGCTCCTGGCGCTGGTGGCGGGCCGGGATCAGGTGGAATCTTCGGGTCGGCTAATCCGGGCAAAGCCGGGGGAGCTGGCCGCGTGTGGTTCTACGCCTGGTACGAGCCGGTTGCTTGGACCGCTGACACATCGCTGGCGGTAGGCGTCGGCGCGAATGCCGGTGTGCGTTCGAGCTTCTTGGCCTCGGCAGCATTGGCCGTTATGGCGACGGTGAATGTTGTCGGTTCACGGGCAATGTCAGCCAGCGCGAATCTCGGTGTGGCCGCGACGCCTTCAACAGGGCCGAAGTACCTGGCGAATGCGCAAAGCAATCTGGTGATAAACGGTGTCTTCACCGGCACGGTTACGAAGGTTCTCAATGGTTCGGTGAGTCTGGCTATCTCGGCTCAGACCTCGGCTGCGGCGACCGAGCACGATGTTGCCGATTGCGATCTGAATGTGATCATCTCCCCGTCTGCCGGTATGGCGTCGAGACAGGGCTTTGAGGGGTCCTTGGCTGTTGCCGCTGCCATGGCTGCGGCGGCCTCGCGCGGACAGAATCTTGCTGCGGCACTGAGCCTGGTAGTGGTTCCGAGCGCATCGGTGACCTACAGGGCCGGCGTTGATTGCAGCCTGGCCGTGAACGTCTTTCGCGAGGCGTCGGCAGCACGCGATGCGCGCGCAGGGGCGAACCTTGCCGTGGCGGCTACCGCCAACGTTGACGGTGTTGGTGGCGATACCGGTGATGTGTCACTGGAGATGTCGGCGCAACTGACGGCCTCGGCGTTGGTCGCGCGACACGCACGCGCTGACCTCGGCGGGGTGTTCCTGTCGGGGGCGATCCTGGCGGCACTCTGGGAGGCTAGCGCCGACCTGGACGTTGTTGCGGTGATGTACGTCCGCTTTGACAGTCCACGCGAGATTGTCGATGTCGCATTCGATGATCGCGCGGTGTTCGTGCTGGCCGACGACCGCTACCTGGTGGTCGGTCCAGATGGCAGGGCGGTGACGGTCCAGTTTCAGGATCGGACCGCCCTTGTTGACGGCGAAGTGTTCCGTGTCGAGGTTGCGGGGGAATCGCGACGTGTTGTTGTCGCCGGAGAGTTGCGTGTCTGTGCCGTGCCTCCGGAGGTGACTAATAGCACCGTTTAGGGGGTGTTTTTAATTGTTGAGTATCAATCCGATCATGGACTCTTTGAGTTTGTCAAAGGGTGCGAGTTTGGATATTCCGTCCCATCGGTTGCGTGGTGATTTCCCTGCGGGCACCGAGGCTGCACTGATTTTCACCGATTCTGCCGGTGCAGAGTTGGGCACGTTCGAAGGTTCCGTGGATAAAGTTGGTGTCTCCTTTCTGGAGGAACCGGCCACCGTCAAGGACATTCGGCATGGTGACAATTTTCAGGTATTTCTTACGTTGCCCGATGGGCGCGTGGAGCTGTATCGGTATGGGACCGTTGTTCGAGATGAGCCGAAGTATCCACTTGAACGGATTATCGATCCAGAGGATACGGCTAAGCAGTACAAGGCGAATTTCCGTGGTAAGTACATCGGCCCGATGTGGCGTCCCATGGGCGGTACGGGGTCATTGGAGATTCACGAGCATGCGCTGATTTCACAAGACCCGTCCATGGGGCCGAAATATCCGCTGTTTACCTCGGCGGCTGCGCGTTGGTTGTGGCCGATGAATATGGATTCGGTAACCATCGTCGTCAAGGTTCTCAATGTCGGTGCCGGAAAGTTCAACGTCGTTGTTTGTTCGGACTACGCGATGCAAACCTATATGGGCATCCAGTTCGAGACCGGCATTGTGAACAACAAAGTTCACGTTATCACCGGCAACGGACCCGTGGCATGGGACTACCAGGGCGATCCAGTGGACAACACGACCGCCAATGGCGACGTGTACACGATCAAGTACAACTTCCTGGCCAACATGCTGGCCTGCTATAAGGGCACTTCTCTGTCGCCGCTCATCGAGTGGGCTGATACGGGGAATTTGATTCCGCATGGTGAGGGGTTCCGTTATACGGGCCTTTCGTGGAATACCGCGCTGTTGTCGCCGGGTGTCGAGCCAACGGCTTGGGAAGCGAAAGACGGTGTGTAGTGGGTATTTCTGAGCGTATTGACAAGTTTCAGGATGCTATCGCGGACAAGATCGCAGAGAAGGTCGCCGAACGCGTTCCTGGTATCGCAAATCATATTTCAGATTCGATCATCGATGAGTTGGGTGATCTTGCCGAGGGTATTTCCAAGGGAATCATCGTGCAGGTGTCGGGATCGATTAAGGATTTCATCGACAAGTTGAATCCGTTTAAGCGCATTGGGGGGTAATGGGCTCAAAAGATGATTACGCACGCGCGATAATCGCGGAGGGGCGACGAAGAGGCATCACGCCTCGGGGTATTCAAATCGGATTGGCAACCGCGTATGTGGAATCTGATTTCATTATGTATGCGAATGAGGCTGATCCGGATTCATTGAATTATCCGCACGAGGATTTGTCTGAGGATGAGAATTCGACCGGTTTGTTTCAGCAGCGTGCGCCGTGGTGGGGGACGGTGGCTGACCGTATGGACGCTGCCCGTTCTGCTGGTTTGTTCTTTGCAGCCCTGGCCAAGCTCGACTACAACAACCCGTCGCGCAGTCCGGGTTCGTATGCCCAATCGGTACAGCAGTCGGCGTTTCCAGACCGCTACGACCAGCGGTTCAACGATGCCGTTGCGCTCTACAACCGGCTGGAGGCCAGTGTTGTGGTTGATCGACCGGATTTCAATGAGTATCCGATCTGGTCGGACAATAACCAGAGCCGTGGCGGCACGAAGGTTGACCTATTCCTACTGCATACGCAAGAAGGAGATAGCAATGCCGATCAGTTGGCGCGCTACTGCGGCAACCCGGCTCCAGGCGGCGATCCGAAAAAGGCTGTCTCCTATCACTACACGGTAAGTGAGGACGCTAACGATCACGGGGTGACGGTTGTTGATGTCGTTGACACAGATTACGCGTCATGGTCGGTCGGGAACGCGAACAACCGCTCAATTAACCTGTGCTTCGCGGGCTCCAAGGCTGCGTGGACACGTCAGGACTGGTTGACCAAGGCACCCAAGGCCATTGCGGCTGCGGCGTACTTGGCCGCACAGGACTGCAAGAAGTACGGAATCAAGCCGTACGTGATCATTCCGCCGTATGACGGTGATCCGCCGGGGATTTCAGATCACCGGTACGTCACTGAGCACTTGGGGTGGGGAAACCACACCGACGTCGGCGACGGATTTCCTTGGGATGTCTTTATCGCTGCGGTGAACAAGTACTCCGGAAGCGAGACTGTGACACCAGGATTCACGTATCCCTCGACTGAGGTCATGATCCGTGAAATTTGGGAGCAGCTACGTGGACCTGAGGCTAGGGGTTGGCCCCAGCTCGGCAAGAACACCAAGGGGGAGAACCTGTCCCTCGTTGACGCTATCGCAAAGATGGTGGCGTAATGGCCTGGCGTGGATACGAATTGGGCATGACGGACCCCAAAGATGGTGACGGCAACATTGTTCCGGGCGGCATGATCTGGCAGATTCAGGACAAGCTCAAACGGAAGTATGCGAGCTACACCGGTGCCGTGGTGGTGTCTGGACGATATGACGGCGCGACGTTTGCCGCTGTCGGGGAGTTCCAGAATCGGGCCGGACTGATCGGTACCGGCGTCAAGCCGGACGAGGTTGGCATCGCGAACTACGCGACGTTGGTTCGGATGGGTGTTGTCACCACGACGCCACCTCGGGCACCGCTGACGATTTTCACCGCTGCCGGCACCTGGTCGGATATGTGGACGGGTTTGCAAGCTGATGTTGCTCGGGCCCTTGACCGGCGCTACTTCTTTTGGCAGCCGATCTGGTACCCGGCCTCATTCGGCCCGGTTGGTGGTGGGCCTGCTCCGAGCTACGAGGAATCGGTAGCCCTCGGCGTTGAGGAAGGTATTCGCCTTATCAAGGCCACACCGGGCCAGTTCGCGTTGTGCGGCTACAGCCAGGGCGCTGAGGTAGTGTCACGGATTCTGATTGAACTGGTCTCAGGGCGGCTCAAGGACCGGCTAAAGGACTGTCTGTGGTTCGTTGCGTTCGGCAACCCGGCGCGGCAACCGGGCGTCTGCGTGGGGCGTGATCCTGGTGGTTCCGGTATCTCGGGTATCCGCTTGTTGGTCCCGGAGTCGGTGACGGTGCTGGACTACGCGATTGACGGCGACATGTACTGCACCACACCGGATGGCACCGAGGGCGGTACCAACATGCGTGCCGTTTACAAGGCATTGACGAAGATGCAGATCCACGATCCTGGCCGGGACATCATTTCGGCACTGACGGGCGATCCGTCGCTGATGCGCCAGTTGATCAAGCTGTTCAGCGATCCAGTCAAGGGCGGGATCGGGTTGGTTGACGCGTTGTTCCGGCTTGCGAAATTCGCGATCACCGGGGCGCATGGCCGCTACGGGCAGTACGAGGTGTTTCCGGGGGTCACGCCGGTTCGGCACGCGATTGAAACATTGAATGCGGATGCCGCTCGATTGTTGGCGGCGTAGATAAGGGGGCCAGCGATGTTGGTTTTTGATGAACAGATTCCGGTCTTGAGCGATGAGTTCGAGGACGATGAGGTAACGCTATTGGCGGTCCGTGGCGGGCGTGTCGATAAGCATTTCCGACGCAACTATTCGTGGGCCAAGCACGCAGCTGATCGTGGGAAGCTATCGAAAATCCTTGTTGTAGTTGAGGTTACGGCGGATTCTTGGGTGCATACCGTGGGCGCTGTTACCTCGGCGCTGTCCGGTCAGAAGCTCCATGCCAGCGGTGAGTTCCGGGTGCTGACGCCAACGAGCGTCGGTGGCGGGGTAACTGCCCAGAAGGTGCAAGAAGCGTTGAAGGAGCTGGCACCGATTCGACAGTTCGTTGTCGGTTCGGTTGCCGATGTGAAGCCTGCCCCGCGTGTGAATGGCTCACGCGCCAAGGCCGCTGTCGAGAAGAAGAAGGAGGGGACCCTTAATGAAGGTGTTCGGGCGTAAGCCATCTGACCTGCGCAAGACTGCGGTGGTCGTGCTGGGAGCGCTGACGGTGCTTGTCGCTGCGGTGCCAGCCGGATTGCCTGCACAGCTAGCGGGGGCGATTGCCGCTGCTGGCCTGGCAGTGAAGGCATTGCATTTGTATTTGACGAATCCGAGCGTCGCAGACTTGATTGACTCCACCGACGACGTTACGTCGGGGTCGGGTTAGGGGTAATCGATGGAAGCGGAGTGGGCGAATCTCCTTGCAGCGCATTGGCCCTCGGTGACGTTGGTTGCTGCACTGTTGTTCGGGGTTTCTATCTGTGTCCGCTTTCTGGCGTTGACTTCCGAGTCATTTAGCAGGGCGCTGGGTCCGATTGGAAAGTTCATTCGGACTCGGCGCGCTCTATCCAAGGCTGAGGCTGATCTGTTGCGCGATCAGGTTGTTGCCTTGGACGGTCGGGTGAGGTCGTTGTTGTATCGGGATGAGTGTTATTTCGCGTACATGCTGGCCGATCAGGAATGGCACCACCGCCAGGAGTTGCTTGCCGCAGCTCAGGGCTGGGCGCTGGAGCGTCACATGCCGTTCCTTGAGTTCCGCGATAAGTGGATGCGCGAACGCGGACTAGAGAAGGAACTTGAGCTTTGGAGGTAACAATCTATTCACCGGATGCCCCGTGTCAGGCATGCCGAATGACGAAACTAAGACTCGATAAGCAGGGCGTTCACTATGTGAGCGTTACCGCTGACGCTGGTCAGATCGCGGCGTTCAAGGCAGATGGACATCTGAGTTTTCCGGTGGTGGTGGTGGATTGTGGCGAAGGCGCTACGTGGACATGGGCCGGGTTCCGGCCCGATCACATCGAGCGACTGTCGAGCTTGTCACGGAAGGATGCGCCGGCAGCGGCGTAAGTGAGTTTCACAGACTAGAAGGGCACCGTGTGCTCCCCCTTGTTTCCCCTGGGGGTTGAGCGCGCGGTGCCCTTCTTTGTGTATCTGGTTATGCTCATGGCCAGAGCTAGCGGGTTTGCTACTACCCATGTAGTGTGTCGCTGGTCACTCACAGGTGCGGTCGGTGCGAGTCAAGGAGGTGGGGGAATGGGCGGTGTGCTCAAAGCTGATCTGGACGCCTTAGACCGGCTCGGTAAGCAGATCGACGCTCTGCGGACTGACTTGCGTGGCGACATCGGGCCGGGCGCGTCCTCGCCAGGGGCAAGTCCTGCTCTGGTGGCGTTGCAACGGTTGGCGACCGAGACTCTGCCGAACGTGGGACATGCCTTTGATGGATGGATGGGGGCATTGGATGATGTGCGGGGCGCGTTCCTGTCCGGGGTGATCGAGACCGAGGAACACGGCATCGCCGTGATGCGCTCGATCGGCAACATGTCCCAACATCCGACACCGCGCGCATAGAGGGTCTGCGTATGTCGGGGCCTGCGAAGTCGGTGATTCTCGGGATCGACGCGGGCTCGTATCGGCCTCTGCTGGATGCTGTGCACGCGATGGCCACCAAGTACGAACAGCATGTTTCGACGTTCAAGGGCTATGTCGAGAAGCCCGGTGGCACCGCGTGGGAGGGGCAGACCGCCGAGGCTAGTCAACACAATGTCGGTGATGGCTGGAAAGTCGCGGCCCGGATTCAGGACTTAGACACCAAGTTTCAAACGACTGCCGGTATGGCGGTGGATCACACGATTGTGCCGGAGTTGGTCAACTGCCAGCAGATGATTCATAACGCGGAATCCCAGCGCGATAAAGGGGTCACGCTAACCGAGGATCTGGTGATGGGCTACAACCCGCCACTGGGGATAAGTGAGAAGCTGGCCGAGGAGAATGCCCAACTGGTCAAGGTCAGGGGCGAGGAGCTTAAGGAATCTGCCCGTAAATGGTATGAGGCCGAGCAAGAGGTTAAGCGCTTAGCCGAAGGCGTGATGCGCGATATTGAGAACGAAGTCAACGGGGCGGCAGGGACTTTCGATATCGGCAAGGTTGTCAAGGACACCGCACCACCTAAGCCTGACACCGCGCAGGACGGCAATTTCTACAAGGATTGGTACGCCAAGAAGAAGACTGATCCGGCTTCCGCTGATCCGGGGGTGGGGACGCTTGCGGACTCGGTGGACCGGATCAAGAATCCTCCGACATCCCCGGCTGCTGCCGCCGCCCCTGTTGATCCGAATGCCCCGCAATACGGGCCGTTCGCTAAGGACACTATCGACAAGACCAAGGTCGGTGGCCTGGGTGAAAGTGTCACCTACTTGAATCGCAATGACAAGCCACCGGAGGAGCACAAGCCATCAGCTGGCGAGCGGTTCGCGAAGAACGTTTCCGAGGGCATTGACAAGGGTGTCGATAAGTTGGTCGCGCCGTTCACGGATCTGCGGGACCGTTTGGGGTTGGGGGACAAGGGTTTTTGGGAGGCCAATGAGGAGGCCGGTAGGCGTGAATGGGAGTCGTTCAAGCACCAGATGACCACCCCGCCGATTGTCGATGTGGCGGAAGGTATCAAGCACAACATTGAAAACCCTGGCCAGTATGTCGGGGAAAGGCTGGTCGATGGCGGGGCGCTAATGGCAGGCGGTCCCGAGGGACTGTTGCCTCGTGCTGGACTTGAAGGGTCTGCCGCTGCACATCTGGGCGCGCACCCGGACCTTCCGGCCCCCGGCGCGCTCCACGACACCCCAGCACCCGCACACACCGCAGAACCTCCAAGCGGCACAACTCATTCCGCCCCAGTCGCCGACAACCCGGCGCCACCGGATCATCCTAAGGGGCCATTCCCGCTTCATGGCGAGCCGGGCTCGTACGGGTACGACGCGGATGGAAACCGACTTCCATACGCAAACGGTGGCAGGCCCGGCTATGCGGTGGACCAAGAGGCGACGACATTTGACATTACGCGCCAGGAGCAGCTTGCCGACATCGCAGATGGCGTGACCAAGTTGCCTCCGCCAGGGCCAAATGAGGTCTGGGTGCGACTAATGGACGATGCGGAAGGCCCGAATGTACGTCTGACAGAGACTGGGGAGCGGTACGGCTTAGTTCAGTGGGAGCCGGGTATGCCCAGAAAAGAAGTGTGGGACATGGGGCACGTTCCCGGTTCCGAGTACCGGTACCTCAAAGAACTTTATATGAGCGGACAAATCACGTACGACCAATTTATGACCGAGGTTAAGAATCCAAATAATTATCGAGTTGAAGACTGGCTAAGAAATAGATCCCACGTGGATGAAGGCCCGTGA